GTATCTGAATCCAGGGTTACACCTTTCTTACCAGCATAAGCCTGTTTCACTACTGCCATGCCTGATTCCCATAAATCATAGGATGCGACATCCTCTCCCTGGTCATTCTTTACTGTTACTGCCCTGGCAAAATCTTCCAGTGCTGCATCAGCATCTAGTTCAGCTACTGCGAATGTTACGCCAATATTGGTGAACATGTCGTTTTGTACTTCTGATAATTGGAAAGTATTTTCCATTTTACAATCTCCCATTTAAGGTTAGGTTAAATCCAGGTAACACCTTGCTACCTGGTAAGTACATTATACACCAGGACAAATCCCAGCAGTAAACTATCTGTCTAATAAAACCTGCTCCCAGGGGCTTTAAATGCTGGTTATATGAACCCTACCTACCCCCAGCCCCCAAGATAGGGTAAAGAGGACCCTGGCAACACCTATACACAATAATGTGCACAATAGATTATGTAAATTTAAAAACCGGCAATAAGTACCAACTAACCCCAATCTATTCTTGTGCATAGGGGGGCCTTAATCTCCTGACAACATGTTGTTAATTTAATCCTAGAAAACACCCCCCATACCTTTTTTATTTGGTGCCATACCCCCAATAATATTTTTGTGATAGAATTCTTTTATGCTGCATTGCAGCAAAACTTAAGGAGAAAATTATGTTTTCATTTGAAGAGCAATACAAAAAAGTAGAGCAGATGGCTAAGCATTACCAGCAGATCAATGAGTTCTGGGTTCAGTCAGTGCTATCTAGTATTAAAGAGTTTTTCAAAGTAAAATAACTTGGTGGGGGAAACTAGGTTTCTTAATGCTTCACATACATTGGTTCTAGTAGTACCCCATTTTCATTTTGTGGTATAGTCGGCAGCATATAACCTACCAAACCAGGTCTATGCAAATACCAATCGAGCCAAACCTCGACAAACCCGTACCCGATCTAGCCTACCCAGAAAAAGGCCAGACATTTGAGCAGCGTGCAAAAGTCGCTGGCAATACTGCACTGCTTTTAGCTGAGCTCGGCGCAGACATGTCCTATACACCCGAAGAAGACGAAGCTGCTAAGCAGATGTTTGAAAAAATGGGCGCTGTTAAAGAGACAGCAAAGAAAGCGGACAGCACGGAGAACGCTCTAACTAATCCAGGCGTAGCATATAAGCTAGGTGGTTACATATCTGAGTATGAAAAACAAATTGTTGCGGACAAAATACAGGTTCGCACGATTGTAATGAACCGACTAATGGAGATTAGTCAGGACGAAGATAACAAAACAGCACTAAAAGCGCTCGAATTACTCGGAAAAGCGTCAGATTTGTTCACAGAACGCTCAGAAATCACAATTACACACCAAACTTCTGATGAATTAAAGGCCGCTATTAAAGAACGCATCACACAATTGATGCAGGCGACCACAATTAACGCAAAAACCAAGACTGAATCTCGTTTAGATCAGCTAAAACACGTCACAGACGTGGAAGCAGTAGAGATAAAAGATGCAGAAACAGACGAGTAAGGCCGACAGTCCCAAATTGGGACAACAAGAACTACAATATTTACTAGATAATATTGATTCTTTGACTGATGCGCAGCTAAGAAGCCTTAAAGATCAACTAGATACGACAGTAGACGCAGTACAAAAGGAGAATTGTCAGGAAAAATTCATGGATTTTGTCCATAGGGTGTGGCCTGACTTCATTGATGGCGCACATCACAACGAAATGGCAGACGCATTTGAAAGGGTAGCAAATGGACAGATTAAACGACTTATTATTAATATGCCTCCTCGGCATACTAAGTCTGAATTTGCTTCTTACTTGTTACCTGCTTGGTTCCTTGGAAAATTCCCTAAGAAGAAAGTCATTCAGACGTCTCATACGGCGGAGTTGGCGGTGGGTTTTGGACGTAAAGTCCGTAATCTTGTGGATTCCGACGTTTATAAGTCTATCTTCCCAGGAGTTGGACTACAGGCTGACTCTAAAGCTGCTGGGCGCTGGGCAACTAACCAAGGGGGAGACTATTTTGCTATCGGTGTGGGAGGCGCAGTTACGGGTAAGGGCGCAGATATCCTCATTATTGACGACCCCCACTCAGAACAAGAAGCAGCCCTAAGCGAGAACAACCCTGAGATTTACGATAAGACATACGAGTGGTACACCTCTGGTCCACGTCAGCGTCTACAGCCAGGTGGCGCAATTATTATAGTTATGACACGCTGGTCAAAGAAAGATTTGACCGGGCAAGTAGTCAAAGCAGCACAAAACAGAAGCGGTGAGCAGTGGGAAGTCATTGAATTTCCTGCAATTTTGCCCGATGGTGGCCCGCTATGGCCACAGTTCTGGAAGCTAACTGAATTAGAAGCACTGCGTACTGAATTGCCTAATGGCAAGTGGATGGCTCAGTATATGCAGCAGCCGACATCAGATGTATCGGCGATTATTAAGCGTGAGTGGTGGCAAATATGGGAGCATGATGACCCACCGTTTTGTGAGTTTACTATCCAGTCTTGGGATACGGCCTTCCTAAAAACCCAGCGGTCCGACTATTGCGCTTGCACGACATGGGGTGTGTTCTATCAGGAGAACTCCCGTGGCTTGTCTGTACCTAACATTATTTTGCTAAATTCGTTCAAGCAACGCATGGAGTTTCCAGAATTAAAACAAAAGGCGTATGATGACTATAAAGAGTGGCAGCCAGATTGCTTGATTGTTGAAGCAAAAGCATCGGGTGCTCCTCTGGTTTTTGAGTTACGAGCTATGGGAATACCCGTTCAGGAGTATGTTCCGAGCAAAGGTAATGATAAAATTGCGAGGCTAAATGCAGTAGCAGATATATTTGCTAGTGGTAGAGTATGGGTACCTAATACTCATTGGGCAGAAGAATTGGTGGAAGAAGTGGCAAGTTTCCCATCAGGTGAGCACGATGACTTAGTTGACTCAATGAGCCAGGCGTTATTGCGATTTAGACGAGGTGGTTTTATTCAACTCGATTCTGATGAAGAAGACGAGGTTCGAGGATTTAGAAGTAGCCGAGGTAAGGGCTACTACAACGTGTAAGGTAAATTATGGCAATTGAAAAAGGTTTATACGCAGCCCCTTCAGGTATGGACGATGCTGCTCAAGAAGAGCATGAGTTAGATATCACCATCGAGGACCCAGAGTCTGTTGAGATTGGCGTTGATGGCCAACCGATCATGAAGATGGAAAAGGGCGAAGAAGACGAAGAGGGCTTTGACGATAACCTAGCCGAGTACATGTCAGACAGTGAGCTGTCAGAGTTAGCTAATGATTTGATTGGTGACTTTGACGAAGACGTCAGCTCACGCAAAGACTGGATGCAGACTTATGTTGACGGTCTACAGTTATTGGGTATGCAGATCGAAGAGCGTACTGAACCTTGGGAAGGCGCATGTGGTGTGTATCACCCACTATTGTCTGAGACCTTAGTTCGTTTCCAGGCTGAGACTATTATGGAGACGTTCCCAGCAGCCGGTCCAGTTAAAACAGTAATTATTGGTAAAGAAACTCAGGACAAGAAAGATGCTGCTGAGCGTGTCGCTGATGACATGAACTACCAATTAACTGAGAAGATGAAAGAGTTCCGCCCTGAGCATGAGCGCATGTTATGGGGCTTGGGTTTATCTGGTAACGCATTTAAGAAAGTGTATTACGACCCAAGTATTGGCCGTCAGGTATCCCTGTTTGTGCCAGCAGAAGATTTGGTTGTGCCATATGGCGCATCTAATTTAGAGTCTAGCCCACGTGTTACCCACGTGATGCGCAAGACAGAGAATGAAGTTAAGAAACTAATGTATGCAGGATTCTGGCTAGATGTTGACCTTGGCGAGCCAGTAGATACATTTGACGAAGTAGAGAAGAAGATTGCTGAGAAGATGGGCTTTAGGGCTACCGTCGATGACCGCTATAAGATTCTTGAAATGCAGGTTGATTTAGATCTGCCTGGGTATGAAGATGTTGATGATAAAGGCAAGCCGACAGGAATTGCATTGCCATACATCGTGACCATAGAAAAAGCGACTAGCAAAGTTTTAGCTATCCGCCGTAACTGGAGGCCAGAAGATGAGCACAAGAAGAAACGTTCGCACTTTGTTCACTACGGGTATATTCCCGGTTTTGGTTTCTACTGTTTTGGTCTCATCCATCTTATCGGCGCTTTTGCTAAATCTGGCACTTCCATACTTCGCCAACTTGTTGATGCAGGGTCACTTGCAAATCTGCCAGGTGGCTTTAAGGCCCGTGGCATGCGAGTCAAGGGTGACGACACACCGATAGCCCCAGGTGAGTGGAGAGACGTAGACGTACCTGCCGGTACAATGCGTGACAACTTCTTGCCATTGCCATACAAAGAGCCAAGCCAAACATTGGCTGCTCTAATGGATAAGATTATTGAGGAAGGCCGCCGCTTCGCTTCGGCTGCCGACTTACAGATATCTGACATGAGCGCACAGGCGCCTGTTGGAACAACACTAGCAATTCTGGAGCGTACATTAAAAGTAATGTCCGCTGTACAAGCCCGCATCCACTACTCATTTAAAGAGGAGCTTCGGTTACTTCGGGACATCATTCGTGATTACACTCCAGATTCCTATACCTACGAGCCAGTAGAAGGCCGCCCAAATGCTAAACGTTCTGACTACGATAACGTTGATGTTATTCCAGTTAGTGATCCAAATGCCGCAACAATGGCACAGAAGATTACGCAATACCAAGCTGTATTGCAGCTAGCTCAAGGCGCACCACAAATCTACAACTTACCTAAGTTGCATCGTCAGATGTTAGATGTGCTTGGCATTAAGAACGCTAATCAGTTAGTAGCGCTGCCAGAAGACATGAAGCCACAAGACCCAATTACTGAGAACCAAAACATTCTCATGTTAAAACCAGTCAAGGCTTTCTTGTATCAAGACCATCAGGCTCATATCCAAGTACATATGTCTGCTATGCAAGACCCTAAGATCATGCAGTTAGTTGGGCAAAACCCTAACGCACAGCAAATGCAAGCTGCTATGCAAGCACATATTAATGAGCATATTGCTTATGAGTATCGCAAGCAAATGGAAACAGCTATGGGCGTTGATTTACCGTTCCATCCAGACCAAGAAGACGAGAATAGCCAAGTTGGTATTCCTCCTGAGATTGAAGTACGCATTTCTCAAATGGCTGCGCAAGCATCACAAATTATTCTGCAGCGTGATACACAAGAGATGGCCGCTAAGCAAGCCCAACAAGCGCAACAAGACCCAATTATCCAAATGCAACAGCAAGAATTGCAGATCAAAGCACAAGATGTTGCGATCAAGAAAGCCAAAATGCAGGCGGATGCAGCGGCTAAAGCGGACCAAATTGAGATTGAGAAGATGCGTATTGCAGCACAAAAAGAAATTGCTGGCATGCAAATTGGCGCTAAATCAAAAGCAGACAAGATGAATCTACATGCTAAACAGCATATGGAAGGGGTTCGTATTGGGGTCGATATAGCCAAAACTAAAGACCAAATGCGTGCACAAGAGAAAAAAGCGCCAACGGAGAAAACTGAAGAATGATTGATAAATACCTCGAACACCTACACAAAAAGCTAGGTGAACAGATCAAACATCTGGAAGAGAGTTTAGGTGCAGGTGTAGCCAAAGACTATGCCGAGTACCAGTTTATGTGTGGACAGATAAAAGGTCTGCTGTCTGCGCAGTTGGAAATAAGTGACCTTAACCATAGAATGGAGAACTCAGATGAGTGAAATCCTTGTCGGCTCAAACCCCGATAATCAAGGCTTTATCATTACCGATGCGTTAGGCAACCCAATGCCTTCCATCAAACCAAAAGAAGAAGAAATAGCAATTGAGGACAGAGGTCGCCAACTTCCGCTCCCATCTGGCTATAGAATTCTTTGTGCAGTACCTGATGTAGACAAAGAGTTTGAAGGTGGCTTAATTAAGCCTGACGAATTAATCAGAAAGGACGAGTTGCTTACTACAGTTTTGTTTGTAGTTGCATTAGGCCCAGACTGTTACAAAGACGAAAAGCGTTTCCCAAGTGGTGCTTGGTGCCAACCAGGAGACTTTGTTTTAGTTCGTCCAAACGCTGGTACTCGTGTCGTTATTCACGGCAAAGAGTTCCGAGTTATTAACGATGATACGGTAGAAGCAGTGGTCCAAGACCCACGTGGCATCTCTCGTAAATTCATTTAAGGAGGCCCCAAATGGCTGAATTTGAAAAAGAAGAATTTAAATTTCCAGACGAAATACCTGCAAAAGCAGACGCAAAAGATAATGATTTTGAGATCATTATTGAAGACGATACTCCACCAGAAGACAGGGGCCAAAAACCCATGCCTGAAGAAATCGTTAAAAAGCTAGAAGCTGATGACGATGAAGAGATCGACGATGCAAAAGCACAGAAAGAACGCCTAAAGCAGTACAAAAAGGTCTGGAACGACGAGCGTCGCCGTGCTGATGAAGCTAATCGTGAGCGTCAAGAAGCTATTGCCCTAGCCCAAAAGATCGTTGAGGAGAATAAACGCCTAAAAGAAGTGCTCGATAAAGGGTCAAAAGAACTTACTGACTCATATAAGAGCGCTGCCAAAGCGGCTGTTTCTGAGGCAAAACGTGTTTATAAAGAAGCAATTGAGTCTGGAGACGCTGAAAAAGTAGCTGAAGCGCAGACTGAATTGACTAAAGCACAGATTAAATTAGAAGACGTAAAACGATTTAAGCCAAATATTTCTTTACAATCAGAAGAAAATGAGGTACAAATCCCTCAGGTAGCACAACAGCAACCCAAAGTTGATCCTAAAACACAACAATGGTTGGACCAAAATCCTTGGTATGGCGCTAAAAAAGCCATGTCTAATTTTGCTGTTGGAATACATGAAGAACTTATTGATGAGTATGGTACAAACGTTATCGGTACTGACCAATATTTCAAGCACATTGACAAAACAATGCGCAAAAAGTTCCCAGAGTACTTTGAAACCCTGGAAGGTAGTCAAGCTGAGCCAGAGAAGGAGCCCCAAACAGCGCCTGCAAAAGCAAAGCCTAGTACGGTTGTAGCTCCGGCGACAAGATCAACGTCCTCCAAACAGGTACGTTTGAAAACGTCACAAATGGCTCTAATCAAAAAATTAGGGTTAACCCCCGAAGTGTATGCCCGTGAACAACAAAAATTGGAGGCTTCAAATGGCTGAAAACAGATTGACCCGTGAATTAGATACTCGTAACACAGTAGAGCGCCCACAGCATTGGGCACCCCCTGAGCTCTTGCCTGAGCCAGATAGACAGGCAGGATATGCGTATCGTTGGATTCGTGTCTCATCACTTGGACAAGCAGACCCCCGTAATCTTTCTGCCAAACTCAGAGAAGGTTGGGAAGCGGTCCGGATTGAGGAACAACCCAAGTTTCAAATGCTAGTCGACCCTCAAAGTCGTTTTAAAGACAACATTGAGATCGGCGGATTGTTACTCTGCAAAACCCCAGAAGAGTTTGTGCAACAGCGTAGTGACTATTATGCTAATCAAACACAAGCCCAGACGGACGCTGTAGATAACAATTTAATGCGCCAAAGCGACGCCCGTATGCCCATCTTTAAAGAAGGTCGTTCGGAAGTTACTTTTGGCAAAGGTAAATAATTAATCTTAGGAGAATTAAATGGCTTATCCAACCGTTTCTGCTCCCTACGGCCTAGTACCTGTTAACCGTGCTGATTTCATGCCATATGCTGGCGCAACTCAGCAACTGCCAATCGCTAGTACATACAATACTGCGATTTACAACGGTGACATCGTTATGGTCAAAGGTGGCAATATCATCAAATCAAACGTAACCGTAGACTCTACTACTGACAATACTGCTAACTTGACTTACGGCGTATTCATTGGTGTTCAGTACGTTAATACACAGAACCAAACAGTTCAAGCTCAGTACTACCCAGGTAATGCTGCTGCGACTTCTGCTATTGCTTATGTTGTTAGCGACCCTATGGCTGCATTTAAAGTAGCTGTTACTTACAGTGCAAACACAACAATTACTACCGCTAACGCTTCTGTTGTTGGTACTAACTTGTCTATTTTGCAATCTGCAGGTTCTACTACTACAGGCGACTCTGCTCTGTCAGTTGTTGCTCCAGTAACAGGTACAGGTAACGCTGCTGCATGGCCAGTTAAGTGCATCGCTGTTGTTCCTGAAACCGCTACCGGTACAAACGCCTTCACAGAAGTTATCGTGAAGTTGAACAACCCACAGATGCTCGCTACTGCGGCACAAAACTACGTCTAAGGAGCTAATTAAATGGCTATTTCTCGTGCCCAACTACTAAAAGAGCTCTTGCCTGGTCTGAACGCTTTGTTCGGATTAGAGTATGCTCGCTATGGTGAAGAACATAAAGAAGTTTATGAAACAGAGACTTCTGAGCGTTCTTTTGAAGAAGAAACCAAATTGTCTGGTTTCAGCGCTGCCCCAGTTAAAAACGAAGGCTCCGCAATTGCGTATGATAATGCGCAAGAAGCATGGACAGCTCGCTACAACCATCAAACTATCGCTCTTGGCTTTAGCTTGACAGAAGAAGCGATCGAAGATAACTTGTATGACTCTTTGTCTGCTCGTTACACTAAAGCACTAGCTCGTGCTATGGCTTATACCAAGCAAGTTAAAGCTGCTTCAGTATTGAACAACGGCTTCACAACTGGTTACAACGGTGGTGATGGCGTTCCATTGTTCTCTACAGCTCACCCATTGGTATCTGGCGGTACTAACAGTAACACTCCTGCAGTTGCTGCAGATTTGAACGAAACTTCTTTGGAAGCTGCTGTTATTCAAATCGCTGCTTGGACTGATGAGCGTGGTCTGTTGATCGCTGCTAAGCCTAAGAAGTTAGTTGTTCCTCCTGCTCTCCAGTTCGTTGCAACTCGCTTGCTCGAAACTGAATTGCGTGTTGGTACTAACGACAACGATATCAACGCATTGAAAAACAACGGTTCAATCCCAGAAGGTTATGCAATTAACCACTTCTTGACCGACACCAATGCTTGGTTCTTGACTACTGACGTTCCAAACGGTATGAAGCACTTCGTTCGTGTTCCTTTACAGAACAGCATGGACGGCGACTTTGACACCGGTAACGTACGTTACAAGTCACGTGAGCGTTACAGCTTCGGCTGGTCTGATCCGCTCGGTATGTTCGGTTCCCCAGGAGCCTAATACCTCAAACCCCTGTGTTTGGACCCCGCTCACGAGGCGGGGTTTTTTCTTTATGGTGGTGGATTCTGTGGCAGTTAGCGCATAGGACTATGCACTTTTTGATTTCTTCGTATGCCTTGGCAAATTGCCCGTTGGATATGAAACGGTGTACGTTTCCTAGTTTTGTAGATGGATCTTCGTGGTGAAAATCTAATGCCGCTATGTGGCTAAACCCACAATTTGTGCACTTAAGTGTAGATTTAAATGCATACCATTCTTCTTTTTCTTTGGCCTTTGTTTCTTTAGTTCGCCGTTTAGTGGCTTCTAAATTAGCCTCATAATGCTTACGGCTGTACTCCTTGTGTTTCTTTTTTCTTACGTTCACGTCTTTGTACGGCATCTGGGTTCACCTTGTATTTCCAGTAACAAGCGTTTTTGAAAGACCACGGATTTGCTGGAGTATACATCTTGAATCCGCAAGAGATTAAAGAGTTTGACGATGCAGGATTATTTGTTGTATCTGTGATACACCAATTCCAACCAAGTTTTTTAGCTTGCACTTGACGAACTTTGATTAGGCGCTTTTGAATGCCATGTCCAGTAAAACCATCTAGCACACCTGCTCTACAAAAGTAACCGGTGTCGCTCCACTTGATCGAACGCACCAGACCCGCAAAAGCAACGGGCTTCCCATCCTCTGCGTATGCTATCCACCAATGACCCCTGGTTGTGTCGTATGGTACATCCTCCGGAAGTATCTTTCGCTGAAGAAACCCAAGTGTGGTTTGTATGGATGGAACCCGAATGTCTACTTTCTTCACCGTGAATTTCATTCAAAATGCCCCCTGTAAAGTTGGTGGGCAGGCCGTTAAATTCCGCTATCTAATCTGCCTGATCCTGGCAAATCCGACCCCCCAAAATTATTTTACCCAAAAAAGATTGCACAACAACGAAATTGTAGTAATATAGGGAAAACCGGGAAAACCGGCCTTTTAGACTGTCCCGGCAGACGCATACACGACTAACTGGCTTATCTTTGTATGAAGGACAATTCGTTATGGCAATTTCTACCACCCAGTCAATTTGGCGTTCTGGCGGCGGCGATCAGACTCGTACCGCTCTCTGTGGCACAGCAGGCATGTATCTGCCTTTTTACATTGCAAATAGCTCAGCTACTGCAAATATCGTAAATAGCTCAGCAAACTCACAAGCTATCGTTCTCCCAGCAGGTGCAGTTATTGTTGGTATTTCTGTTACTAACACTACTACTGGCGGCAACTCAGCAATTAACATTGGTTACACACCTTTGGTAACTGTCGGTCCTGGACAGCCTACAACTTTAGGCACAAACGTTCCTGCAGCTTTTGTTAATAACGGCAACGTAGCTACTCGCACATTGTTCAATATTTCTTCATCTGCTGCTGGTTCATCCATAAGCAACGTTGCTAATGCGACTAACTTGATCGTATTGACTGCTGCTGCTGGCGCTCCCGGTGCTACTGGTGTTGCTATCTCTGGAAACATCCACTACTACGTAGCTGACCCACTTAACGGCGTACAAAACGTTTAATTAATCTAGGGGGCTTTTGCCCCCACTTAAATCTTAGGAGAGATTAATTATGATGCAAACCGATGTAAAATCCGGGCACCTAAACCAGTCTGGATATATTACTCAAGGCCGTGCTAGATTGAAGCAGCTTACTTATGCTGGTGCTGGTGGTACTGCTGGTTCTATCTGTATTTTTGATACGAATACAGTTCCTGTAGGCGCAACTTATCAGCGTCTTGGTAACGTGGTTACTGTAAGTTCTACAGCACACGGATTATCGAACGGCGCTTTAATTGGTATTGGGTTTAGCTCTAGTTCTGGTAACTCAGCTACTGATGGTAATTACACCATTACTAATACTGGCGCTAATAGCTTTACCATTACAGACCCTAACTCTGGAAATACTTCTGGTGGTATTGGCTGTGTATATGTTGTTGCTTATCCAAACCCAACAGCAAACTTTCCAAACCCTAACCGCTGGATTACACAAGTAGATACTGTAGCTAGTGCATACAATACCCAAGAAATGCTAATTCCTGGCGAAGGACTTTTATGCCAAAACGGTATTTATGCAAACTTAACAACAGTTAACTTTGTGACTGCTTTCTATGGCTAAGAAAAAAGGTCCCTCCCTTGCGATTGGTCGTGGTGAAAAGTTGCCTGCATCTAAGGGCGCTGGGCTTACCGCCAAAGGTCGTGCTAAATATAATGCAGCTACTGGCTCGCATTTAAAGGCACCACAACCCCAAGGCGGTCCCCGCAAGAAGTCTTTTTGCGCTAGAATGTCTGGCATGCCTGGCCCTATGAAAGATGAAAAGGGTCGACCAACAAGAAAGGCGGCTAGTTTAAAACGTTGGAATTGTGGATCAAAATGATGGAATTGCAAATCAACGATCCTGAAATTGTAACGGCAAGAGAATTAGCCACTCATGCTAACGATATTAAGCACTTGCAAAGCGACATGGATAAACTTGTTCAAGACATGGAAGAAGTTAAAAAATGCTTAGCCGATATCCAACGTATGCTTGCAGAACAAAGTGCTAGCAAAAAGACCTTGCACACTGTATTAACTGTAGCTGCTGGTTTAGCTGGTGGTATAGTTGTTTGGGTTCTTGATAAGTGGTTTAAATAATGCCTAGCACATCTAAAAAACAACACAATTTAATGGAAGCAGTTGCGCATAACGCAGCTTTTGCTAAAAAAGTCGGTATCCCACAATCTGTCGGTAAAGACTTTTCTGCGGCTGATAAAGGCAAAAAATTTAGGAGCGGTGGTATGATGAAGCACGACGATTTAGCAGAAGACAAGAAGTTGATTAAAAAAGCGTTTGGTATGCACGATAAACAAGAGCATCCAGGCAAACACACTAATTTATCCAAACTTAAAAAAGGTGGAATTGCAATGAAAAAAGTTGGCATGAAAGAAACAATGGGGCCAAAAACTATGTCTAAAGACGTAGAAAAAGGTTCTAACAAGCTCTTAAAACACGGTGAGTCCGCAGTTCAAAAGCGTGCGCACACCAAAGGTAAAGAAGAGCGTGGATACAAGAATTTAAAAATTCAATCTGGCGCTAAAGGCGGTAAGGGCACAAAAAATGCTACTCCTATCAAAATGTGCGGTGGTGGCATGAAAAAAAGTGGAAGGGGTCGTTAATATGAAAAAGATGAAACGTTACGCCGAAGGCGATGTAATTGAGACTGAAACAGCTCAAGGTCAAAACAAAAATATCGGTGACGATACACGTGCTCGTGCTATGGCGGCTATTGCTGCTGGTGGCGTTAAAGACGAAGAGCCAGCACCTAAACCTAAAAAGAAAAAGGCTAAAGCAAAGTCTAATGTTATGACCGATGCTATGTCTCGTATGAACCCTGCTGGCGATACATACAAAAAGGGCGGTAAAGTAGGCTCAGCTTCTAAGCGTGCTGACGGTATTGCTTCTAAGGGTAAAACCCGTGGGAAAATGTGCTAAATGCGGTACTCTAGGGGTATGGGCGCTATTGAGCCTTCTAAGATGGGTAAGAAAAAGACGATTGTCCGCAAAGATAATCCGAATGATGTAACCATGTATAAAGAAGGCGGAAACGTTTGGGATAAACCAAGACCGAAAAGCTTGGGCAAACCTAAAAAGCTATCCCCTGCTAAAAAAGCTAGCGCTAAAGCAGCGGCTAAAAAAGCAGGCCGACCATACCCTAATTTGGTTGATAACATGAGAGCCGCAAAAAAGTGAGCTGGGCTATTCACCTATGTTTTATAAATGGTGTAGCTCTAGGTATTGAGGTAGTAGACGAGTATGAAGATCGTTGGGTCCTTGTAGTTGACTTGCTTATCCTACGGATTGGAGTTGAAATTGAAAGAACTAATTAATCGTTTTTTAAACTGGCTAAGAATTAAGCCAAAAGAAGAATTTAAACCAACACCGGTTGAGTTTAAAATGTGGCCTTTCCCAGTAGAAGAGCCAAAGCCAAAACGCAAACCACGTGTTGCTAAAGCTACAACTCGTCCAGCTAAAAAGCCAGCAGCCAAAAAAATTGTAAAGAACGCCGAAAAGATTGTAAAGAAAAAGGCTAAATAATGGCAACAACTACAGGTACTTCGTCGTTTAATCTAGACGTTAATGATCTTATCGAAGAAGCGTTTGAGCGCTGCGGTAAGCAGTTGCGTTCTGGTTACGATTTTAGAACCGCACGTCGTTCGTTAAATATTCTTACTATTGAGTGGGCTAACCGTGGAATTAATCTTTGGACAATCGAACAGGGTGTTGTTCCTATGGTTACTGGACAAGCTACCTATCCTTTGCCTGTTGATACTATTGATTTGATGGACATGGTTATCCGTACTCAGCCAGGTACTTTAAACCAAATCGACATTAATATTAGCCGTATTTCTGAGTCTACCTACATGACCTTGCCAAACAAATTGGCACAAGGCCGACCAATTCAGGTTTGGGTGAATCGCCAATCTGGGCAATCTAACCCAATTACTGCTACTTTAGCTGCTAATGTTAGCTCTACAGATACCACAATTACACTTACTTCTACCGCAGAAGTAGGCTCTTCTGGGTTTATTCAGATAGACAACGAGATTATTAGCTATCCAAACGTCAACGGCAATCAGCTTTTAAACTGCGCTCGTGGACAAAACGGCACTACCGCAACGGCACATACTGCTGGCGCAGCAATTACTGTACAAAACTTACCTTCAATTAACGTCTGGCCAACACCAAACGCACCTGGTAATCAGTATACATTTGTGTACTATCGCATGCGCCGTATCCAAGACACAGGCTCTGGAGCTTACGTACAAGACATTCCATTCCGGTTTATACCTTGCATGGTTGCTGGTCTTGCTTATCAGCTTTCTACAAAATTAGAAGACGTAGATCCAAGCCGCATTATGATGCTCAAAGCCGACTATGAACAGCAGTTCCAATTAGCTGCAGAGGAAGATCGGGAGAAAGCATCGCTTAGAGTTGTGCCACGGAATACGTTCTACTATGGTACCTAATCTATGCCAAACAAGTTCGCCTCTGGTAAATATGCAATTTCGCAGTGCGATCGCTGCAATTTTCGCTATAAATTAAAAGAGCTAAAAACACAGATTTTAAAGACAAAACCGTATAAAATTAAGGTATGTCAGAGTTGTTGGGATCCAGATCATCCACAGTTGTCGTTGGGCTTATACCCAGTAGATGATCCACAAGCAGTAAGAGAACCAAGACCGGATACAAGTTATATTCAGTCTGGTACAAGTGGTTTGCAGATTAACCTTACTGGAGAAGGTCCAGACGGGTTTGGCAATATAGATTTGGGTAGTAGGGTGTTTCAATGGGGGTGGAACCCTGTTGGCGGCGCAAGACTCAATGACTTTGGTTTAACGCCTAATGACTTGATTGCCGTAGGGCAAATAGGTACAGTAACAGTAAGTATAACTTAGGAGTAAATTATGGGATATAAATCAGTAGCCGACGGCGTTACAAAGACAGGTAGAACTAAGGGTAAAAACCTTGGCGACTCTGGTTCGTCTGTAGGCATTCAAACCGGCAAAGGCAAAAAGGGCGCATCTACAGTTACTAGCGCATCTATGAAAGCTATGGGCCGCAACTTAGCTCGTGCTAAAAATCAGGGGTAATCATGGCTAAAAACAGTTTTGTAAAACCAACACCTGCAGGCCCATATCCTTTAGGTCACGCTAAAGAAAACAAAGCCGCAGAAGTCTATGCTAAAAACGGCACTTCTGTTGCCGACGGTATGTCTGGCGTAGTTAAAAAAGGTAATCCAATGGATGAACTTAAAATTTCTATTGCTGGTATTAGCAAGGGACAACTAGGCGAGAAAACCGACGGTATTAAGATTCGTGGTACAGGTGCAGCTACTAAAGGCACTATGTCTAGAGGCCCAATGGCATAATGAATTACCAAGAACTTTTTTCTCAAATTCAGACGTACACGGAAAACCAATTCCCTGATACGTTTGTGCAGGTTACATCTGGGGGTGGGGCGTCTAACGTCAATGCCACTACTCAGATTAATACCTTTATTATTCAGGCGGAAGATCGCATCTATAATAGCGTTCAAATCCCGTCTTTGAGAAAAAATGTTACCGGTAATTGCACAGCAACAAATAAATACTTGGCTTGTCCTAATGATTATTTGGCCACTTATTCTTTGGCCGTTATGGATCCAGTTACGGGTGAGTATTTATACCTGCTAAATAAAGACGTTAATTACATTAGAGAAGCATATCCAAACCCTACCGTTACGGGTAAACCCCGATATTATGCGTTATTTGGATCTAGACTAAATGACCCTAATGAGCTTACTTTCATTTTGGGACCAACCCCCGATCTTAGTTACGGCGCAGAGCTGCACTATTTTTACTATCCAGAATCTATTGTTACTGCTGGCACCTCATGGCTTGGTGACAATTACTCTCCTGTTCTTCTTTATGGTTCCCTCGTTGAGGCGTATACCTACATGAAGGGCGAAGCTGATTTGATAGCTGGATATAACGCCAAGTATAATGAGGCCTTGGCACAACTGAATCGTTTGGGCACCGGCCTTGAGCGTGGCGATAGTTATCGTGATGGTCAAGCTAAAATTAGGGTAAACCCGTAATGAGAACGTGCAAAAAATGTCTTCAAGAAAAAGACATGAGCGCTTTTAAAAAGCACACTCATGGTCATAGACACGTATGCAAAAAGTGCCAGTACCTAGCAGAAATGCAAAATCCTGTATCAAAAGCATTAAAAAATGCTAGAACCAAAACTTATAGAGCGTCAGCAAAAGGCCAATTAGTTGGACAAACATATGCCAAATCTGAAGCTGGAAAACAAGCTAGAAAGCTAGCCGTACAAAAATATGAGCAAGGCTCTGGAAAAGCGCAAAAAGTTGCCCGTACTACATTTCGACGGCTTGCTAAACTGCAGCGTACTCCAGCTTGGCTAACCGATATTGACTTTGAGCGTATCGGTAATGAATACAAATTGGCGGCGCTTTTAACAAAAGTAACAGGCAGTTCGTGGCATGTTGACCATATCATACCTTTACAAGGTAAAATGGTGTCTGGTTTGCATGTTCCGTCAAATTTGCGGGTGCTACCCGCAACAGAAAACATCCGTAAATCAAATCTTTATTAGGAGCAACAAATGGCAATTACTCAAGCAATGGCAGATTCGTTCAAGGTACAAATCCTTAGCGGTCAGCAAAATTTGGTGTCTGGTTCTTCCCAGACTTATAAACTTGCACTGTACACAAGCTCAGCAACATTAAGCAATGCTACAACTGCATATACAACTGTGAACGAAGTAACAAGTTCAGGTTCTAACTACACTGCCGGTGGTAACACTTTGACAGTTAGCACAAGCCCAACATCTACTGGTAACGTGGCGTTTATGTCATTTGCTAATACTTCTTGGACTAACGCTAACATTAGTGCAGCGGGCGCTTTGATTTATAACAGCACTGCTAATACCGCTGTTTGTGCATTGAGCTTCGGTAGTACAGTTACTTCGACTAACGGGACCTTCACGGTCATCTTCCCTACTGCTGCTGCGGGTTCTGCAATTATCCAAATCGGTTAATAGGAGCCAAACATGGCTCTTGTGCTGTTTGATAGGGTAAAGGAATCTAGTAACACTGCTGGTACTGGCACTGTTGTTTTGCTTGGCGCTCAAGCAGGCTATCAGTCCTTTGCTGTGGTGGGCAACAACAATACAACTTACTATACCATTGCGGATCAAGTTGGTTCGAACTGGGAAGTAGGTATTGGCACGTACTATTCAGGTAATACTGCGCTTGCCCGTACAACTATTCTTGCCTCATCAAATGCTAACTCTGTAGTTAACTTTGGCTCAAACACCAAAGACGTATTTATTACCTACCCTGCAGAAAAGTCTGTAAACCAAGACGCTACTGGTAACGTAACCGTACTGCAAACGGTTACTGCAAACAATATTGTATCTGTTGGAAATACCGCAGTTAGTTCTAATGCTGGTGCTTTTTCTCTTGGCGCTCTTAGCTATTCAGATACTGGCATTTTTGCTTCTTACGCAAATACAGCTAATACATATGTACAAATTATTGCTCAGAACTTAAGTAATGGAACTAATGCTTCTGTTGACTTTGTAGTAACAAACGATACTGGCACAGCATATGCAGACTTTGGTATTACTTCTAGCAAATATACTGGCGCTGGCGCACTTTCAGCAGCCAACGTAGCTTATGTGTATTCTGGTGCTGCCGACCTTGTTGTTGGTACGGCAACTGCTAACTCAATTCACTTTGTTGTTAACAACTCTGCGGTTGATGCGTTTACTATTAATGCAAGTGGAGCTTTGGCTGCTAATGCTTCTTATGGTACTGCTGGTCAAGTATTAACATCACAAGGTAATGCCGCAGCTCCTACATGGTCTACTTCATCTGGCGCACAAGCTGCTGGTAATAGTTCAATACTTTTAAACAACGTAAACATTACCTCAAATGCTACAATAGCTGCTGGACAAAATGGGTTTTCAGTAGGTCCAGTGGCAACAGCAAACGGTGTAACAGTTACCGTTGCACCAGGTCAATCATGGGTGGTAATCTAAATGAGTACGATAAGCGCAGGAAATACAACTACTACAGCGTTTAAAGTAACTGCTGATCTTACTGGCAATGTAATAGTTTCCACTACTGGTGGAATGATATTCACTAACTCATCTACAGGCGGCTTAACTGTACCAACTGGTACAGATGCACAAAGACCATCAAGTCCTCCCGCTGGAACTATTCGATATAACACAAGTAATAACAATACAGAAATCTATACTGGTTTAACTTGGTCAACCATAACTTCTCAAACATATTCAGTTAATTATTTGGTTGCTGGCGGGGGCGGAGGCGGGGGTGGCTCTCCCGGTGGTTATGCTGGTGGTGGCGGTGGTGCTGGTGGTTATTTAGCAAATACTACAACTTTGACTGGCGGTGTTGGTTATGCAGTTACGATTGGCGCTGGAGGAACTAATCCTGGGACTTCTGCTGCAAACGGTGCAAATGGAACATCATCTTCTTTAGGGGCAATTGCAACAGCACTTGGTGGTGGTGGCGGTGGCTCTGGAGCTTCTTCTGGTCAAGGTAACAATGGTGTGGCTGGAGCTTCTGGAGGTGGTGGCGGTGGAGGCCCAAGCACTGGTAGTACTGGCGGTGCTGGAACTTCGGGTCAAGGTTATGCTGGTGGAAATGGGGCTAACGCAGGTAATAGTGGTGGCGGTGGCGGCGCTGGCGGTGTTGGAGGAGCTGCATCTTCTGGTGCATACGGAACTGCTGGTCCTGGTGCAAACTCTACAATTTCTGGTTCTACAGTTACATATTGCACAGGGGGAGCTGCTGGAGGTTCTGCACCTGCTAATTCAGGAAATGGCGGAATTTTTGGAAGCGGTGCTTCTGGCATAGTTATTATTTCATATGCTGGAACTCAACGTGGCACTGGAGGCACAGTAACATCATCAGGTGGTAATACAATTCACACATTTACAACTAGTGGTACTTATACGGCTTAACAAAGGAGATATTACATGAGCCATTATGCAAAAGTAGTAGATGGCAAAGTGACACAAGTGATTGTCGCTGAAGCCGATTTTTTTAAAACATTTGTGGATTCTAGCCCCGGTGCTTGGATTCAGACTAGCTATAACACCCGTGGCGGAAAACACTACGACCCAGCTACAGGTCAAGAATCTGCGGATCAAACCAAAGCTCTTCGTGGTAACTACGCTGGTATTGGTTATACATACGACCAAGCGCATGATGTTTTTTATGCTCCTCAACCATACGCAAGCTGGACATTAAATCATTCTACATGGACGTGGGAAGCACCGACACCAATGCCAACAGACGGCAAACCATACAAGTGGGATGAAGCTACTACAGCTTGGGTTGAAATAACAGTTTAAGGATTTACCATGACGGTAATTATTGATGGTTCGCTTGGAATAACCGCAAACTCTGCAACGCAGGGTATTTTGTTGCCGTCTGGAACAACTGCACAACGCCCATCAGCTCCAGTTGCTGGGACAATACGTTACAACACATCTACCAACCAAACAGAAGTTTATTCTGGATCTGGGTGGACTGTAATTACTCAACAAGCGTATACAGCATCTTATTTAATTGTTGCTGGTGGTGGGGCTGGCTCTGGAGTTACTTCAGGTGGATTTGCTGGTGGTGGCGGTGGAGGTGCTGGAGGTTATTTATCTAGTGCAACTACATTAAATATAGGAACTACTTATTATTTTGTCGTTGGTGCTGGTGGTGCTAGTGTTACAGGCGCACAAGGAACTGTAGGCAACAATTCAACAGGATTATCTTTAACCGCTAATGGTGGTGGCGGTGGTGGCTATAACGATGCTTCTAGTGGCGGGTCTGGCGGTGGTGCTAGAGCAACTGGTGCGTATGGAGCAGGAACTGCAGGACAAGGAAATAATGGTGGTTCTGGAACTACATATAGTGGTTCTAACAACGCTGGTGGTGGTGGCGGTGGCGGAGCTGGTGCAGTAGGCTCTAATGGAACAGATACAACTGGTGGCGCTGGTGGTGTTGGCGTAGCAAATACTATTACAGGATCTAGTGTTTATTATGCAGCTGGTGGTGGTGGTGGCGTTGTTTTAGGTGGATCTGCTGGTGCTGGTGGTAACGGTGGTGGTGGCGCAGGCTCAACTAATGGCGCTGCAACGGCTGGTACAGCCAATTTAGGCGGTGGTGGAGGTGGAGCAGGGCGTAATAGCTCAAGCGATTTTGCTAGTGGTGCTGGTGGATCAGGTGTTGTTATTATTTCAGTGCCTACAACAAACTATTCAGGCGTTACAACAGGATCACCCACTGTTACAACATCAGGCAGCAATACAATCATGAAATTTACATCATCTGGCACATATACGGCTTAAGGAAAAATAATGGCTTCAACTATTAATGCCGACAATGGCGTCATATCAGGAATAACAGGGGTTCGCACAACTGCGGATAACTCAGGCAACCTTGCACTCCAAGCCAACGGCGTAACGCTTTTAACTGCTACAACTGCGAATACAGTAAATCTTGGTGGTACTTTAAAATTCCAAGATGGTACAACAATGACAACCGCTGCAGTTGGTGGTGGTGGTCCTGGAACATTTCAAGCAATTCAATCTGCTAACTTTACAGCAGTTTCAAACAGTACATATGCAATTAATACTGTATCAACATCTGTTTATGTAAACCTTCCTACAAGTCCTACTGCAGGACAATATGTAACTTTTATTGATTACAAGAAAAACTTTAACGTAAACGCTTTAGTTATATTGCCTAATGGTAGTTATGTAGAGGGAACTACTGCTAATTCAACAATTTCTACTGCTGGCGCTTCTGTGTCATTAGTTTATGCAGATGGCGTTCAAGGATGGTTGCAATATTCTGGTATTGCTTCTCCAGTAGTTGGTGGATATTCTGTTAATTATTTAATTGTTGCTGGTGGCGGTGGCGGCGGTGGTTCAAATAACGGAGGTGCTGGCGGTGGCGGAGGCGGTGGATTACTTGCTAACAGCACTACAGTAGCTCCAAATCAAGCGTATTCAATTGTTGTTGGAGGTGCGGGTGGTGGCGGTGGCACTGGTTCCAGCGGTTCAAACTCTACAGCTTTTGGCCTTACTGCAGTTGGCGGTGGTGGCGGAGGAAGTGGTAACGGTAGTGTTGCTGGTCTTTCTGGTGGATCTGGAGGTGGGGCTGGTATTTATAGCAGTTCTTTTGGATCTGGAACAGTTGGGCAAGGAAATAATGGAGCTTCTGCTGGTGGAGTTAATGGCGGAGGCGGTGGTGGCGCAGGCGCTGCTGGTCAAGCTGGTCAATCTACTGTTGGTGGTAATGGTGGATCTGGTTTAGTGTCAACAATAAGCGGATCATCTGTATATTATGCTGCTGGCGGTGCTGGAGGCGGTGGCGCAGCTTATGGAGCTGGATCTGGCGGTACAGGTGGCGGAGGCGGTGGAACTGGAGCAAGCGCTAACGGTGGCGGTGCATCTGGATACGGTTGCGGAGGTGGAGGTGCATCTGCTGCTAGTAACGGACCTTATTATGGTGGCAATGGTAGCAATGGAATTGTAGTAATTTCTTACCTTGGATCACAACGTGGCACTGGAGGTACGGTTACTTCTTCAGGCGGCTACACAATTCATACTTTTACAAGTAGCGGCACTTACACAGGGTAGACCATGTTCGGTTTTAGCCCATTTGCCTCGGCCCCATTTGCAGATACAGGGGGCATAACTTCAGTACCAGCATCGGTAACGCTTACTGGTGTAGTAGGTATTGGGCAAATTAACTCCGTAGCAACAACTGCTAGTGCAAGCATTACGCTTACTGGCGTAACAGGTATTGGTCAGGTAAATAACGTATCGTTTATTACTACGATAAACATTGCAGTTACTGGATTAAGAGTTCCGGGCCAAGTAAACAACGTAGTAGCAACAGGTGCGGCAAACGACTATCTAGCAGGTACATCTGCGCCAGGACAGGTCAATAGTGTTTCTTTTGCTTCAGGTGCTAACGCTTCTGTAACTGGAATATCTGCGCCGGGCCAAGTTAATAGTGTAGCCGAAACCGGTACCGCAAACGCAAACCTTTCTGGAATTAATGCGCCGGGCCAAGTTAATTCCGTTTATGCTCAAACTCCTGACGCTAGGATTTTATTAAGTGGTGTAGTAGGTTTAGGGCAAGTTGGGTTTATATCGGCTCAAGATGATGGAAGAGTTGGCGTAATTGGTCTGGTTGGTTTAGGACAAGTTGGTTCTGTAACAGTAGCCGCCAACGCAAATGAGTATTTATCCGGAATAAATGCGCCTGGACAAGTAAACAACGTAACCGTCAATGAAGACGGAATTATCTCGGTAACAGGCGTAACCGGCATTGGACGTACTGGCACATTAACAGCCGCAGGTACTGCAAACACCCTACTAACTGGAATATCTGGGCCAGGCCAAGTAAATAACGTAGTAGCTAAAGGCGCTGCAAATGACTATCTATCGGGTATTAATGCCCCAGGACAAATCAATTCTGTAACCCCAGCAGGTGCAGCAAATATTAATTTAACAGGTGTTCAGGGCATAGGTTCAGTACATTCTGTAACTGTTACGGTTTCTGCCAATGTTGCCGTTACTGGCGTAGTTGGTCTTGGTCAGGTTAATTCCATAACGGCTGCGGTATCTTCACAGGTCGCTTTAACCCAAGTAATAGGCCTTGGAATTGTACGTTCTGTATCAGCATCCGTATCGCCTTTTGTTGCAGTTTCAGGCGTAAAAGGTATTGGTCAGGTTAATTCAGTATCTACCCAAATATCGTCTAATATCTACTTAACAGGAATAGTTGCACCAGGTATAATTGGTCAAGTCCTTGTTTGGGGTCAAATTCCTGATGACCAAAATCCAAATTGGACAAATATTAATACTTCTGGTACAGATGGATGGACAGCAATTGATGATTCAGAAACCGCAAATTGGGAACTTATAGCAGCATAAAGGACAAACATGGCATCTACATACAGCACAAGCCTAGGGCTTGAATTAATCGGTCAGGGCGAACAGTCCGGCACTTGGGGTATTACAACCAATAATAATTTTGGAACCCTTGTTGAGCAGGCAATTACTGGTGTGCAAACAATCACCATGTCAAACGCTACCTACACCCTGTCTTTTTATCAAGGCGCATCTGACGAAGCTCGAAATGCTGTTCTAGTAGTAAAAGGCACTAATCTAGCTCAACAAAACTTAATTGCTCCAGGTGTTAATAAAACCTATATTGTTAGCAACCAAAGCGGTAACACAGTTAACATTACGACTAGTGGCGGTAATGGCATTACTATTTTAAACAATACAACTGCTTTAGTGTATTGCGATGGAACTAATTTTTATAGCGCAACGCCTTCTTTAAATAGCGTTGTAGGTAATTTAACTGTTAGTGGTTCAGGTGCTTTTGGTAATAACGTATCTGTAACTAATAACGCAACAATTGGTGGTAACGTAGCTGTGACGGGTAGTATTTCTGCTGGCTCATTTACAGGTATTACCGGACGGATTGTTCAAACAGTATCGGGTTCTTTTACTGCCGGATATTCAACAAATAACCAAAGTCCAACAGCTACAGGATTTAGTTTAAGTATTACACCAACTTCAACAGCAAGCAAAATATTGGTGCTTTATAGTGGCCCATTTTTTAACCCGTCTGGTTCTGGTGGCAACCCTTCTGGAAATGCCTGGTTAACCATGTACAGAAACAGCACTAATATAGCTGGTGGTACAAACTTTATGGCTGATTTGTTATCTGACAATAGTAACTTATACGCTTCTTGTGCGGTTAGCCTTACAGATTCGCCAGCAACAACCAGCACAGTTACATACCAACCATATGTTTGGTCACAAGGCGGCGGCGCTGGTATTTGGGGCTATTGCACTATGACTTTATTGGAGATTTTATAATGGCAGCTACAGTATACGATGCGCTATGCGCACTAACCCCAACTGCACAATTTGGTGTTTTAGGTAATACCTATTCTGGTATTCAATGGTTTTCACCAGATATTCCACAACCTAGCGAAGCGGAAGTGAATAACGAAATTATCAGACTGGATGCACAAGCGCCAATTACTGCCTGCCAACAAAAAGCTTCTCAGTTTCTTTACCAAACCGACTGGACAACGATTGCCGATGTATCTGACCCAGCTAAGTCAAACCCATACCTAACAAACGCCGCCGAGTTTAACACTTACCGTAATGCCGTGCGTCAATATGCAATTAATCCGGTTGCTAACCCAGTATGGCCTACACAACCAACAGCACAATGGAGTAGCAAATGAGCGATACCAAAATAGAACTTGCGTGCCCAGAGTGCAAAAAGGAAGTAACGCAGATAGAGCTTGCTTGTAATTCATGTAGTTTTTGCCATGCTGAACTTAAGGCCCCGATTCAAAACGCAACAGTTACTGTAGACCCATTGCCTATGTTTGGTATTACTTTTTAAGGTGAAAAAAGTGTCATATGTCAGACGGATTCGGGTTTTCGGAAGGAGCAAAGGCCCTTAGTAAAAGTATGGATTCTAGCCTTGAGGCTAGTAAAAAACTTACTAGGAGTATCGAAAACGTTCAACAAGACGCTGCGCAAGTGGCACAACACAAAGCCCAAGAGAGATTGAGGGCTGCAAGAGAAGCAGAGTTAAAGAAGGAAAGGGCGCTGATTAAAGCACTCGAAGAATGGAAGAGAAAGAAGCAAATCTCCGATGAGGAGGCAAACTTAAAAATAGAGTTTGTAAAGAAGTATGGTGCAAAAGAATGGGAAGCCGTTCTTAAACTTAAGTTAGATATAGAAAATTTGGAGCGTAAGAATGACGAAGAATTTCAGCACGATCTTAAAGCAGTTAGGCGAGTTCAGTTCTATTGCTTTGCAGCGGCTGCAGTCATTGCTTGGTATCTTACATGGGGCATTAAAGGGTAAACAATGAACGATATTATTCAACATTTACTTACTGGTAAAGACAACAAAACCCACGACCTTGGTCGTTGGACATGGCTAATTAGTTTGATTGCGGTTATTGCCGTAGCCTTGTGGGAAGTTATTCATACCAATCAAGTTAGCATTCGTGAACTTGCAGAAGCTTTGGGTATTGTATCTGCCGCTGGCGGTGCTTCTGTTGCAATGAAGCAAGGCTCTGAACCACAATGAACTTTCTTTTAAATCTTTTTGGTGGTCTTGGTGGACAAACTTACATTTATCTTGCTCTTGTATTTGGCTCCTTTAGTGCTGGCTTTTATGTGGAGCATTTACGTTTTGCTGACTTCAAGAATCAAATTGAAGTTGTGGCAAAAACCCAAGAAGCAAAAAATGAATCAATCGTCAAACAACAAGACCTAGTAACTAAAGGAATCCAAAATGAGTACGAAACTAAGCTCGCTGCTGTTCATAATTTTTATGCTGTCGGGGTGCGCAACCCCAGTGGCGGTTCAATGTCCGGCATTTCCCCAGCCCCCAAAGGAACTGATGCAGAAACCGCCTACCCAATACTTGCTGGACAATGCGCTGAAACCACGGCCCAATTAACTTCACTCCAAGACTGGATTAATCAACAAGTAGGAATTAAATGACTGTACTTCAATTACAAGCACTAGGTATCGACCCTAAGTGGGATATACCCCTTAATCAGGTTTTTGTTAAATATGATATTAACACCCCCCAACGTCAAGCAGCGTTTATTGGTCAGTGTGCTCATGAGTCTAATAATTTCAAAATTCTTGAAGAAAACTTAAATTACAGCCCAGAAGCACTAATGCGTGTTTGGCCGAGCCGATTCCCAGACTTGCCGACTGCTATGAAATATGCGCATGACCCAGTCAAGATAGCTAACAAAGTATATGCAAACCGTATGGGTAATGGCTCAGAAGAATCCGGTGAGGGGTCTAAGTACCACGGAAGAGGCCTGATACAGTTGACGGGCAAGGAGAACTATGAGCGTTGTGGAGAAGCAATTGGCGTTGACCTTATCAATCAACCTGGTCTTTTGGCTCAGCCTGATTATGCTGCTTTGTCTGCGGGGTGGTTCTGGAACAAAAAAGGACTAAACGACTTGGCAGATGCTGGGGATTTTGAGACAATGACAAAACGTATTAATGGCGGTTTAATTGGCTTAGATGACCGCAAAGCTAAAATTGCGAAAGCGCTATCCGTATTAGGGTAAACCCGTATGCCATTACAAAAACTCCAATTGCGCCCCGGTTTAAACCGTGAAGGCACTAACTATTCTAACGAAGGCGGTTACTACGACGGCGATAAGATTCGCTTTCGCTCTGGCTTTCCAGAAAAGTTAGGTGGTTGGATTAAGTTAAGCTCTGCTAACTTTTTAGGGGTTGCACGTTCGCTTTGGAATTGGGCTACTTTAAGTGGCTCAAATTTGCTTGGTATTGGTACCAACCTTAAATACTATATTGAAAACGGCGGAGTTTATAACGACATTACGCCAATTGTCGGCACTTCGGTTTATGCCAATTCTTTAGCTACTGGTTTTACTACGCTAGCTAACAGTATAGCGGCTAACGCTACCACTATTAATTTTACTAATGCGCTGCACTTTCCAGAACAAAACGGCATTATTAAGATAGATAGCGAACAAATTTTTTATAATACGCTAAGTAGCAACGTTGCTACAAACTGTGTCCGTGGGTTTAATAACACAACTGCGGTGTCTCATACTGCTGGTGCCAACATTCAAAGCGCATTTTTTACTTGGTATGACACAAATAACGACGCCAATGACAAAGACTTTGTTATTCTTTCTAACTGTTCTGCTGCATCTGTAGGAGGCATTGCTAATACAACCATCAACGGCGAACATCAGATTTTTAAATATACTCCTGGAAATGACTATGTATTGGCTACTACACCAGATAATAATCTTGCCAATATTACGTTTACAACCTCACAAACCACAAATGCAGCTTCAATTACGGTTGCTTATGAATACCCAGTTGGCCTTTCTGTTTACTCTGTAGGTAATGGTTGGGGTGCAGGTCCTTGGTCTCGTGGTGGTTGGGGTTCTGCATACAATACGGGCACGGGTGTTGGACAGCAATTACGTCTATGGTCTAACGATAACTACGGACAAGATTTAGTTATTGCGCCTCGTGGTGGCCCTATTTTTTATTGGGTTGCAGCAAATGGTGTAGGCAATCGTGCAGCATACCTATCTGACTTAGCTAACGTAGCTTCTTCTGGTTCTGGTGTATGGGTTCCTAAAACAACCAATCAAGTTATTTCTTCCGCTATTCAGCGCTTTGTTATTGCTTATGGCGCAAATAGCTATGACCCTACAAATTCAAACACTGTTTTTGACCCCATGCTTATACGTTGGTCAGACCAAGAAAACCCATATGACTGGGTTCCAGCATATACAAACCAATCAGGTGAACAGCGTTTATCAAACGGTTCTTATATTGTGGCTGCTCGTGCAACCCGCCAAGAGATTTTGGTTTGGACTGATTCAGCAATTTATTCGCAACAATATTTAGGGCCTCCCTATGTTTGGGGCTTCCAGATTTTGATGGACAACATTTCCATCATGTCTCCTGACTCTGCTATTACAATTAATAACGTTACCTACTGGATGGGTACGGATAAGTTTTACATGTACTCTGGTCGTGTAGAAACCCTACCTTGCTCGCTTCGTCAATACATTTTTGCCGACATTAATAAAGATCAGGCATGGCAGGTAACTTGCGGTGGCAACGAGGGCTTTAATGAAGTCTGGTGGTTTTATTGCTCTCAAAACTCTACCGTAGTAGATAAGTATGTTATTTACAATTACCTTGACCGTGTATGGTATTACGGCACAATTAACCGTACTGCATGGCTAGATTCTGGTATTCGTCAAAATCCTATGGGTGCCTTTATTTCCGGGGCCGACTCCGTTGGAAATCCATTAGGTAAGATTTTGTACCATGAAGTAGGCACGGATGATGCATCTGGTTTAACGGTATTGCCTATTGCTTCTTATGTTCAGTCTTCTGACTTTGACATTGGGGATGGGCACAACTTTGGATTTGTATGGCGAATGCTGCCAGACGTGAACTTTAACGGCTCTAACTCTAATCAACCGGCAGTAACGCTGGCAATTTACCCAAGATATAACTCTGGTACCGACTATGGCTCAGCAGACATGCCGGTTGTAACAAGTTCACAAAACTATACCAACGTGCCAGAATATACGGTGCAGCAGTTTACAGGTATAGTTTATACAAGATTGCGTGGTAGGCAGATGGCGTTTAGGATTAGTTCTAGCGATTTAGGGGTTGCTTGGCAGCTAGGTACCCCACGTATTGATATTAAGAATGATGGCAGACGATGAGCACAGGAACCACAACCTCCCCCAACCTACCTATTGCCCCCGTAGACTATAGTCAGCAATATCAGGATCAACTTAATAACGTCCTACGTCTGTACTTTTCCCAGCTAGATAACGCTGGGCCATCGGCAATGTCTACCCAAAGAAACACCATAAACGGGGTAACTAGGATAGTTTCTGCCCTTAATTTTAGCCAAGCCAATGCTTCTGGTGGCACTAGAATCCTAAGCCTACCCACACAGGTGGATTTATCTAACCTAAGAGTAGGTGACGTATACGTAGATACCGCTAACGCAAATGTTTTAAAGGTCAAGGTATCGTGATAAACTGCAATTATTTACTGGGTGAGGCCTTATGGGACTACACAAAACAGCGCACTATTTAAAATCCAAAGGTCGTGGGACAGACACTGAGCTCGTCCATATGTCTCCAAATGAGGTCGAGGCGCTTAAAGGCTTGGCTGCAAAGCATGGTGGTAGTCTTACCACTAACCCAGAAACAGGCCTTCCAGAAGCAGGATTCTTAAGTTCTATTTTACCAGCCGTTGCCGGTATTGGTTTGGATGTTTTAACTGATGGGGCAATGACACCTTTGCTATCAGGTATGCTTGTTGGCGGGGCCGACTATGCTATGACAGGTTCACTTACTAAAGGTCTTATGGCTGGTATGGGGGCTTATGGTGGTGCTGACCTGACTAACGCATTTGCAGGTGCAGGGGCTTCTTTGGCTCCGGCAGGCGATGTTACCGCAGAAAGTGAAGCTAATCCAGCTAATTGGGGTTCAGAAGATACTACAGGAAAAGCGGTTCTTAATACCCCTCCACCAGCATCACGTGGTGCTAATGCATTAACTGGACTAACAGGCCCTACAGCTATGTCTACTTTTGGAAGTCATCCTGGCGCAGCTATGATGGCTTTTGCTCCCGTATTGACCGACTCTATGTCTTCTAAGTCGACTATTCCAACAGCAGCTACAGGGAATACAAACCCATTTGGGTTTACGCCTCTTTCTAAAAACTTCCAAGGTTATGCGCCAGCTCAACCAAATCCATACTACAAACCACAATACACTGACTACCGTGTTGGCATGGCTGCTGGTGGTTCTGTACCTTCTTACAGCGGCGATTCAGACTATGGTAGTGTAGTTAATGCTACAAACATACTAGAAAATTATGCTAGCCAACGGCCAATTATTTCTACGGCACAGCCAAGCTTAAGCGTTTCACAAGATACAGACCCTAATACTAAAAACTTAGACGCATATAGTGCTGCGCTATACAGGCTTGGACAAAAAGCTAAAGCTGCCGGTATGGGTAAAAATGCCGTAAGTAAAGGATTAAAGCCTGTAGTTAATTTGGGGCAAATAAATAACGAAGATGCAGATACACAAGATTATGCAATCGGCGGTGCTGTTGAGCAGATGAGTCAGCAAAATGCTAACAACGGGGTAAATAACTACTACCCACAAGGCCTACAAGAGCATACTCAGTTTGCTACACCGACCCAATTGCCTACAAGTGCGTCAATAGTTAATTCCGATTATGACCCAAAAACAAACGCTTATACTGGTGAACCGATGCAGCAGTTTGCTGGCGGTGGTAACGTAGTTGGTTTAGGAGGATATGCTGCTGGTGGAAACCCTCATTTACTTAAAGGTCCTGGCGATGGTATGTCTGATAGCATCCCTGCTAATATTGGTGGAAAGCAACCTGCCAGATTGGCTGACGGCGAGTTTGTTGTGCCTGCGGATGTTGTGTCTCATCTTGGGAATGGCTCTACTGATGCTGGTGCAAAACGGCTATATGCAATGATGGATAAGATTCGTCAAGCAAGAACAGGGCGTAAGAAACAAGCTCCTGCAGTAAAAGTGGATAAATACCTACCAAAATGAATTTGGAGATAAGCCTTGTTCCTCCCGGCCATTTATCTGAAACCATTCCAGGATTGCTGCCGTACTTGGCAGAATCTGAACTTTGGTCTAGAGGACGCTCTAAAGTTGATGACATATTACGCTTTGTACTTAATGGACAAATGCAGCTTTGGGTGGTATTTTGTACAGAAGAAAAGAAGCTGTATGGGCATTTAATTACAGAAGTTAAACAGTACCCACAGTGTAAAATGTTGCGGGTGCAGTATTGTGCTATGGAGAAAAACCACATGCAATACGTGGAAGACAAGATGCAAGAATTAGCAGAGAAATTTGCTAAAGATACAGGTTGCAGTGGTATTGAATTTATTGGTCGCCCCGGCTGGGGAAAACACATGAAGGGCTACGGGTATGAAGTGCAAAGCATAACGTACCAGAAGTTTTTTAAGGATTAAGCTATGAGCATTTTAAGATATAAACGATTCCAGTATGCCGACGGTGGCGTCCTTAGAGACTCCGGTGGTGGAGGTGGTGGTGGCAGCCCAAGCCCCACTCAAACAACTGTATCTAATACTAATATTCCAGAATATGCTCAGCCATACGTTAGCAATATGCTTAACGCTACTCAGGCACAATTATTTAACACCCAAACAACTCCTGGTGTTCCAGCACAATATGATTCAAGTGGCGCATTAGTTCCTGGTACAGGTACACAGGGCTCTACAGAAATTACTGGCTTTAAGCCATATACCCCATATAGCAATGACCCATCTAATTACGTAGCAGGGTTTTCCCCAATGCAACAACAGTCGTTCCAAGGAATGGCTAATATGCAAGTTGCCCCACAACTTGGCCAAGCTTCTGGTATGGCCGGTATGGGTGGTTTAGGTTCTTTAGGTTTAGCTGGTCAAGCTGCTGGCGCCGGACAAAATTATGCAAACATGGCAACAGATCCTAATTCGATCCAAGCCTACATGAATCCATATATTCAGCAATCGCTTGCCCCACAGCTTAATCTTTTAAACCAACAACAAGCAATACAAGGCCAAAACATTGCTGCTGGTGCGGCAGGTAAAGGTGCATTTGGTGGTAATCGTGAGACATTGGCCCAAGGGTTAAACGCTCAAAACTTTGATTTAGCTCGTCAACAGGCGATCGGCCAAGGATACAATCAAGCATTTAATCAGGCGCAACAAGCACAACAGTTTGGTGCTAACTTAGGTTTGCAAGGATATCAAACTGGATTGCAAGGTTATGGTCAAGCAGTAAATGCTGCTAATGCTTTAGGCCAATTAGGACAAACACAGTATGGCCAACAGATGGGCATATTGCAAGGTCAAAACCAATTTGGCGGTCAGCAGCAACAAAACCAACAACAAATTATTAACCAAGCAATACAAAATTATGCTACTGCTCAGCAGTATCCGTTGCTACAACTTGGCACAATGTCTAATATGCTTCGTGGGTTACCGTTGCAGGCACAGACTACTTCTATATACCAAGCGCAGCCGACAGGTACACAGCAAGCTATTGGTCTTGGTGGAACTGCTGCTGCATTAGGTGCTGCTTTTGGTAAGGCACAAGGTGGCATAATCGGCATGAAAAAGGGCGGTAAAGTGCCCGGATATAAATATGGTGCCGTTATTAACGACCCGCAACTAGAAGATTATTCACGTGGTTTAAGTGCTGCACAATTACAAAATCGCATTAATGACCCACAGGTAACACCTAGTGAACGTATTCTTTTCCAAGGCGTACAAGAAGATCAAAACCGACTACGTCAACTTCCTGGTGCTGGAGCAGCTATTGCCCAAGCCGGTGCAATCCCACAACCACAACCCAACCCAGAAGCAATCCAACAAGCCCGTATGTCTGGCCTCGGTGCTGCTGGTGGCCCAGCATTTGATACTCAACGTCTTGCTGGTGGCGGGATTATTGCTTTTGCTAACGAAGGCCTTGTGCCAACACCAGAAGAAACTGTCGGGCAAAATTCTGGCCCAGGCTATGGTTTTACAGTTTCTAATCTTGGTGACGTATTAGGTATGTTAGGTACAGAAACAGAATGGCAAAAAGCTGATCGATTAAAACGGCATGGCATTCAATATACACCACCAGAAGGATATAGCGACCGTGGTGTCCCGATCAAAAAAGAAACAGCTAAAAAAGAAACAGACGAAGCTCCTGTAGCTGAAAAACCTGTTGCCGCTCCACCCACTGCTGCTGCTGCCCCTGCTGCTCCGGCTGCTCCTACTGGAGGCCCAGCAGCGCCTCAGTTTAGTTCTAATATGAATTTAGGCAATCCAATGGATATGCTAAAACAGCGTCAAGCAATGGCAAAAGAACTAGGTATTGAACAAGGCGGCGGAGAAAAATACAAAGCGCTTATGAATGTTCTTGAGCAACAACAAGCTAATGCAGCTAATGAATCTACACGTGATCGTTATTTACGTATGGCACAGGCGTTTGCTGACTTTGGTACAACGCCTTCTCCTGGTGGAGCCGGTGTTGCTGGACTTAAGTCATTAGGTAAATTTGCTGCGGGTGAAGCTGAGGCACGTAAAGCCCAACGTGTTGCTGAAGTTGAAAACATGAAAGCTCAAACTACGCTTGAAGAAGCAAGACGTAAAGAAGCTATTGGAGATATGGATGCTGCCGAGAAGCTTTACAACGAACATGAAGGGCACGTTGTTTCTCGTGATAACGCTATTACTCAAGCTAATGCACATATTGCTGGAGCACAAATCGGAGCTTCTGCAGCGCATAGCGCCAACGCACTTAAGGCACAGCAGTTGGCTGGCATTAAAGCCGACCTTGCTCAGAAACTAGGTAGAGAGCCAACTACAACAGAAGTGTTGCAAGCATATACTCAAGCTACAAGTATGAGCGATGAAACTTCGGCCGCTAGAATTCGTCAAGCTGCTGAGACGGAATATGGCAAACGTATTGGTGCGTTACAATTAGATCCAACATATCGTGACTTAGCTAAAAAAGCGGCTAAAGGCGATAAAGAAGCTATTGCTGCTAAACAAAAAATGGAAAATGACTTGTTCACTGGCATTTATAATAGAATGTCAGGAGGTACGCAGCAAGCCCAAACACAAGGTCAATTGGGGACAGCTAGCAATCCAATAAAAATTAACTAGGATATAGAATGCCTATTTATGAATACCAAGGCCAGCACTACGATATTGCTGATGAAGATCATGCTGTCGCCAAAGAAAAGATTCTAAACCATTTAGAGTCGCAAAAAGGCAAACCACAGCCTGATGAGCTAGGTAGATACGTTGCTAACTCAGAAGAAGGAAGCAAGCCTACTGGGTTGGTGGATATGCTTGGGCGTGGTATTGTACGTGGCGCTAAACAGACGGGTTCGGCTTTATTTGACGTGTTGCCAGCAATGGCTGCTAGCGCCGTAGGTGCTGATGAATACGCACGTAAACAAATGGCAGAGGCTGCCGAAACCCAAAAAGAAATTGAGCAAAAATACGGGGCTCGTTATAAGAGCTTGTCAGATGTTAAGGGTGTAGGCGATTATGTTCCGTTTGCCCTAGAAACCGTAGCCGAGCAGGTTCCAAACATGCTCACAGCATTGGTTCCGGGCGTTGGTGGTGGAGCTTTGGCCGCTAGGGGTGTTGCTGGTATGGCTGCAAAAGAAGCAGCTAAACGTGTTGCTATTGGCCAAGGCGTTGGTACATACTTAGGTTCTTATGCACTTAACGCCCCAGAGATATTCCAGAACATTTACGAAGAGACTGGCGGCCAGTTAGAGCCAGGTGCAGCTATTCTTGCAGGCTCTGTTTCTGCTGCATTAGATTCGGTATTGCCAGCAACATTATTAAGTAAATTAACCCCAGGATCTAAAGCTGGTATTGTAGAAAAGCTTTTGGAAAAGTCTGGAATGAAACCAGGCATCGCTAGAGCAGCTATTGGAACAGCTATTACTGGTGCAGCAGAAGAGGCACCGACAGAAGCAGCTCAAGAAGCAATTAGTATTTTTGCAGAAAAGTTTGTGCAAGATCATCCAGAAGCTTGGGGCAGCAAAGAATTTAATCGTATAGTAGAGTCTGGTGTTCGTGGTGCTGTCGGCGGCGGTGGTTTCGGTGGTATCACTGGCGGTACACAAGGGTACTTAGAAAAGCGTGCTGAAAGAAAAGGCGAACAGCAATTAGACAAAGATAGAGCAGAAGTCTTCAAACAAGACTTTGCCGAGAAAACCGGTAGAGAAGCTACTGAAGAAGAAGTTAATTCGTTTGTTACAGCAGCTAAAAATATTAGTAAGGAGACAGAAGGTGAAGATACTGGAACTGACACCGGAGCAGGTGAGCCAGGCGTTTCTGTGTCTGGAGAAGAACGCACCACTGCCACAGGACCTGATACAACTGACCTTGGAGGAGTGGAACGAACTGAGTCTACTACTGGAGGAACTGAAGTACGAGATGAAGTACAGCCAAGTGCATTAGACCAAAAGTCTTATGATGAACTGCTTGAGATTAAAAATAACTACGCTGTTGAGCAGCAATCTATGCTGTATAAAAACGGCAATCTACCTAGAACAGGTACTAAACGCCGTGAAGAATACGATGCATTACAAACTCGCATTAACGATATTGATGGTCGCTTAGAGAAGTTAGCACCAAAACAAGAAGGTGCGCCAAACGTACTAGAGCTTATTGAAACAAAAAATAAACTACTTTCTAAATACGACGAGCTCCAAAAGATCTATGAAGAGTTAAACACTAAATATTACGATTTAGAATATAAGCCCGATTATGCAGATGAAAGAGTTGCGGTAAAAGAACGCCTAGAAGAAGTTATTAAAGAACAAAACTTAATACTTGACCAGGTTGAAAATCTTAAGGGCAATAAAGAAGAAACTACTACTGCGGAAACTACGGCAGAAGAAACTAAACCAAGCGCATTAACTCCTTGGTTGACTGGCTATCCAAAAGATGAGCAGCGGTATGGCACATACAAAGACCACCCATTAATTCAGAAAGCCGAAGAATACATTCAAAAACTAAGCGATAAGCTTGGTGAATTTGGTGTTAGTTTTACTGACGTAAATAGAACGTCACCAAAAGAACTGCAAGATATAAAAGACAAGATGAGCCAAATTGCCGGTTCTACTACGCTTACAATGAAAAAGCTAGAGGCAATTGATAAAAAATACAAACGTGCTAATCCGGCACAACAACAAGAAATTGCAAATCTTCTAGAAAAAGACTTTGCCGAAGTTGATACATTATTAAGTGCGCCAAAAGTAGAAGCTGCTGCACCAACAAAAGAAAAGAAAAAACGTAAGTCTAAAGTTGAAATAGATGAATTACTGGACAATCTAGAAGACCACCCAGAGCGCCTTGACATTGATGACTTAGACAATTTGTTTGCTGATCCTGTTGTAACTAAGGCTGAAAACACAAGCCCCAAAGCCGACCAGGTTCCGTTAAACGACCCGCTGTTTAAAACTGCACATCCATCAGTTACGATTGCAATCGGTCAAAACGACATCAATGGTGTGCTTAAAGCCCTCAAAAACACAGGCGGTAAGTTTATATCTGCCCTTGCAGAACGCTTAAGTGAGTTAGGGTTAACCACTAGATTAGGTTGGGATGATGTACAGTACGACTTAGCTATGGCAGGTCTAAAAGGGGTCGAGGGCCAAAAGAACAGGATCATTAAGTGGGTCCAGCAGATTTATCCAGAGGTATACCGTAACAAGTTTGACGAGTCTAAGATGCGCATGCCTGTAACTGAACTGTTGCAAGCGTTTAAAGACTTGAAAGAAGGCAAACTTAGCATACCTCCAGGCATGTTCCAAGAAGATTTAAAAGACGTAATTGAAATTTACGAGAAGACATACAAAACATTAAATTCTCCTGGCACATACTTTACTAGGTTTAATGCTATTGGTTTAAGCTTAACTACGGGCGGTAATTCTAACTATGTTATTACGCATGAGCTGACTCACTCCGCTACTCATTGGGCTATTGATAACCCAGGTAAGTTAAATAAAGAACAACAGATTGCTTTGGGTAAGTTGGAAGGGCTATATGAGTTTGCCAAAAAACATACTAAAAACCCAAAAGCTTATGGGTATAACAATCTGCACGAGTTTGTAGCAGAAGCGTTTAGCCGACCAGAATTCCAAAAAGAATTGCGGGAAATGAAAGCTAGCATGGAAACAAACATGTCAGCTTGGTCTAAGTTTATCCAGCTTGTTGCTAAGTTAATCGGCATAGATAACGTGCTTTTCCATACGCTAGCAAACGCCGACGTTTTGTTCTCTGCTCGTAGCAATAGCGAAGTTACTAATGGTAAGGATCTTTTGTGGTCCCCTAGCCGCTACGATGTACGTGACGGTAAGTTTACGCTCAACCCTGGCGAACGCACCAAGTGGATAAGCAACTTAATTAAGAACAGAACTAAATGGCAAGATCTAGATAAAACTAATGTCAAAAAGTTCTTTGGTAGCTTAAACAACCAATACCGTAAATACTTGCTTGGCGCACTTAGCGTAGACCAGCTTGCTGACATATATGGCGATAACATGCCACAGTTAAAGCTTTACGTTAAAGAAGTAGATGCGATGATTGCTACACGTAACGCTATTCTTAAAGAAGGCGATCCAATCATTACTAAGTGGAGTAACTTAATCAATAATAACCCTGAGAAGTCTAAGCAGTTAGGGAAAACCATGATTGAGGCTACACTTAAAAAAGTTGACCCAGACCCAAAAAGTATTGGTTATGATCCCAAAGTAATGCTAAAAGAGCCAGAGTTAAAAGCAGCTTGGCAAGAACTAACAAACGGTAAAGACGGCGGGGTTGCGGTAGAAATATATCGTCAAGTGCGTGAGTTTTATGAGCGCCGTATGAATGAATATGTCCAAGTGCAGCTCCAACGCATTGAAGAAAACGGTAAAGTTAAGGGCTTATCTGATGAAGAAATAGCCAAGAAAAAACTTGATTTTAAAAAGGCTACTGAAGAAAAGATTATCCGGCCATACTTTCCAATCAAACGTTTTGGTGAGTATTTCTTGATGGTCGGCCAAGGTCAAAAGAAAATCTTCATGCAGTTTGAGGATGCATTTGCTCGTGATGCCGAACTAGAAAAGCAAAAGAAAAAGCTAGTTGACATGGGAATGACCCCACAAGATGCAGATAAACAGCTTTGGCCCGGACAAGGATTCAATGAAGTTTTAAATCAAAAACTTAACGATGTTTCGCAGCTTAATAAGATTTACGAAATGATTGACGAGACTACTGCAGGGGTTATGACTAGCTCTGCTACAGATCCATCGGTCGCTGCTAACCAACTTGCTGCGCTGCAAAACGAACTCAAAGATCAGTTTGGGCAATATTATTTAGAGTTGTTACCTTCTGAAAGTATTAAAAAGATGTTCTTACACCGTGAGAACGTAGCGGGCCCCAGCCAAGATATGCTTCGTGCTTTTGGTTTATCACGTGAACGTATTGCATATCAGCGTGCTCGTTTCCAACACATGCCTGCACTGTTTAATATTATCGAAGCATCTAAAATGCGCCTTAAAACAATGCCGACCCCAGAAGAAAAAGCAGTTTATGGCGACGTGTCTAATGAATTAGCTAAGCAATTTAAAGATGGTGTGCTAGAACCGCCTAAACAAAACAAGCTTACTACATACCTTACGCACTTTGGATTCTTAAACTTCTTAACTTCTCCTGCTTCAGCAGTAGTTAACATGATGGCTGTTCCTGGTCTTTATATTCCTGTAGCTGGGTCTAGGTATGGTGGAGTTAAAAAAGTAGGTAGGGTTGTTACTAAGTATATGCGCATGCTTGGTGGTACTGGGTATGTGAACGGCGATACTGGGCGTTACGAATTCTTGTCTTTAGCACGTGCAAATTTACAAGGTCAGACTAGCTTTGTAAATAAAGAAGGTAAAACTATTTCGTTGCCTAAGGGTATGTCCCTAGCAGACGTATATGCAGCGGGTGTTAATCGAAACGTTATTGATACTACATTAACCCATGACGCTGTGTCTATTGGTGAGCACCCCTCAGCCGACTACACTGGAAGGTGGCAGAAGTTTATGTATTACGCTAGCTTGCCGTTCCACGCAGCCGAAAAGTTTAACCGTGAAGTATCCTATATGACTTCATTTGAGTTAGCTTACGAGAAGCATTCTAAAAATAAAACTCCCCAAAAAGCATATGAAGCCGCTTTGGATGAGGCACGGGATCTTACACAAGAGACCATGTTTAACTACAACACTACCAATAAGCCACGCTATTTCCGTGGCAACTTAGCCAGCATTCTCTTGCAGTTTAAGATGTACCCACAAAACTTAAGCATGCTTATGTTCCGTACATTCTATAAAGCTATTGGGCAAAACTCAGCCGTAGAGTTAAGAATTCTAGAACAAGAGCTAGCAGACGACAAAACCCCAGAACCTGTGGTTAAAGAAATCATGGATGCTAAACGTGCTGAATTAGCTGAAATGAAAAAACAAGCTAGAGATGCATTCCTTGGCATGATGGGTATGTCTTTCTTAACTGCCGGTTTAACAGGCATGCCTTTATGGTTTATTTTTTCTGGTCTTGCATCTGCGTTTAATGCTGTGTTTGGGGATGACGACGAGTTTGATCCAGAGAACTGGTTCAAAAACTGGGCTAACCGCACGTTTGGTGGGTTTGTAGGAGATAGTATTTCCCGTGGTTTATTGTCGCAAGCTACTGGATTAAACTTTGCTGACCGTATGAACACCAACTTACCAGACCTATGGTTCCCAGATGTTCGTAAAGGTTCAGACGAAACCGACTACGTTAAAAATATGTTTATCAATGCGTTGGGGCCGTCGGCTGGCGCTATCTTGGTTAACTACCCAGAGGCTTTGAAGCGCTATAACGAAGGTTATACAGAGCGTGCTATGGAAGCAATGATGCCTGCAGCTATTAAAAACGTATTGGTTGGTGCACGATACATGGCTGAAGGAGAGGCTACCAGCATTAAAGGCAATTTAGTACAAGATGTAAACCCAGGTGAAGCTCTCGCACAGATGCTCGGCTTCTCGCCAGAAAGTGTTGCCCAAGCACAAAAAGCTGCTATTGAAATGAAAAACGTAAACGAAACAATTATGAAGAAACACACTAATTTGTTAAATGCGTTTTTTATTGCATTGGACGGTGGTGATGAAGTTATGCTTGATAAAGTGTTAGAAAAAATAACTAAATACAATGAGCAAGTTCCAGAGCTACCAATTAACCCAGACACTTTATTAAAGTCAGTAACTAAGCGATATAAAGATAGAGCGCTTGCTGATATTACTGGAGGCATGGGCGTAAACAAAAAACTAATGCCACGCTTAGAAGGTATGTTGGATTACAGTAAGGACTAAAAAAGACCCCACCGCTTGGGTGGGGTTAAGTCACTGTAAAGGATGCGTAGTCAAAACCCTAGACTACAAGCAAATAATACTACTTAATTCTCCAAACACGCAATCCTCGTATACCTTTTTCTATGACTATCTGGGACTTAACCTTATAGCCAAGCCGCCGTGTAGCCCTTAAAACCTGCTCCAAAGCTGCATCTGGATTTAGGCATGGGATAAAAAACGACGAGCCGACTATAAAGTTCTTCCAATTAACTCGGAAGTTCAGTCCGTGGATCAACATTAGGAGCGTCTTTGATGGCCTGGATTACGTGCTCAGGATCGCCAAAATGGGGGCTAGACAAGTCAAAGATATGCACATCTACTGGGGCCGAGATAATTTTAGTACCCTTAGATAACCGCTTTTTGGTGTGTCCAAGATAGGTCTTATCGGCTTCAAGCCCCTTGAGTAAGTCCTTTAAGGTAACTTGCTGTGAAGAGCAATAGGTACGTAACTGCTTCGAATTGATGTAAATACGTTTTGTGTCTGGCTCGATGCGGATGAACAAGTCATTAAACCTAGGCTCTACAATTGGCAACTGTTCCATACCCGACCGTGCGTCTGCCTCGTTGTTAATTACCAACACAGCCCCACGGTGTTCGTTCATGAATTCACCAATAATACTTGTTTGGTTAGTGGCTGGGGCCTTGATGTCGTTACGCATAATTTCAATTTCTTTGACTACCCAGTCAAATACACGCTTGATATTAAAGTCAATAATGCCCAAGTCTTTAGCAATCAATGCACCAGCAATATTACAAGCAATCACTGCCGACCAGAAACGCTCACGGCTTGTTAGGTTAATTGCTTTGTCTACCATCTGTTGAACTTGCATTACGGAATCAATTGCAGTCTCTAAATCGCTAACCAAATACTTAGCATACTCAACACCAGCATGACCATAGTTATCGTAAAGGCGATTGAATATCTCGTCGGCTTGTTCTTTAGTAAGGTTGCCAGTTAAATCAATCTTGTACTCCAACAGACGCATAAACTCGCCGTCAGGGGTAGACTTTAGGGAAGATAGCTTATCGTAAAAAGATGCATTAGAACTGCACAATGCAATAGTTGCCCATTTTGTAGCATTGATACGCTCAGCATTCTCATGCTGCTTCATGCGGTTCTTGCCACGACCTTGAGAAATACTATAGGCTAAGTCAGAGAAGTGGTCTCCACTAAGTTTTGTAATTTCGTCAATCGTTACAGGCAAGTTATTCATTACGCCAAGACGGTGAATCATTGAGTTCATCGTATCTTTCCACTGCAGCATAAGCTCTTCAGGATGACCCCATACACTATTGCACATTTTTAAAATGGTAGATTTGCCTGTGCCTGAAGTGTTGTTGATGAGGTTGACAATAGCCCCCTTATGATTAAGGTGCTTAAGTAGCGGAGCGCCGAACGCAGTAAAGAACGCAAACGCATGTGGCTCAAAACCCGGCTGGTCATAAATCTTAACGGTTTTCTTCCATGCCTCAAAATCACCCACTGGCTTTAGCCAGTCAGCTAATGACCCAGTAGACGCAGATGGTGGGCTGTACGCTACCTTATCTGCACTTATTTCTTGCTCTCCTAGAATGAATTTTTTGTTATCTTCTGTCCAACCAAACTGGCTTCTCATTATTTCTACCTCTGTCTTATGTTGTAAATTTTTAGCTGATGCAATTACGTAACCCATAATTGCTTCCATTTGTTTCTTAGTTCCCAGTACACCATAAAACCCAAGACGCTCACGCAGCTTTTCGATTGTCATAATGTCGGTGTTAGGGATAGCAAACTCACGCATACCATCTTTAGGAAGGTGCAAACGTAACCACATTGACTCTCCTTTGGCAGGATCGTGCAGACGTTTGACGATATATAAGTCATGCTCATAAATGTTGTATGCATCTACATTACCGTCATCATCTTTTACTTCTACATACACGCCGCCATTCTTGCCACGAAAGTACGGGTACGGATACTCTGGAATATCGAATACCTCCTTTTCACCAGCCTCGTTCGTTTCCACGACGCTACTTTCTTCTGCAGCCACGATTTCGGATCCGAGCTGTATCGGATTTGATATCTTTCCCTTATTTGGGCATTCGCCACATCCCGAGAGGTTAATCTTTTGGAAAGTTTCGCATGTATAAGGGCCTTTCGTAGAATTCGCTTTCCTCTCGGTCGCCTCCGCCGAGTATTCTGGGTGCCCCATAGATATTTTGTGTATCGCTTCATCTCTGTCTATGCAGGCTGCCGCTATAGACAAGCCCGCCCTCCATAGTGGTTCTTCGATTGATTCTTGGTTTAAAACAATATTTTCAAGCTGAGCACAACCTTTACCATTTATTGTCTTTAACATAATGGTTTGGAAACGGCTCTGCCTGTTACCCATCAAAGCACGAGTCATCTCGTTAAGCTGACGTGGCATCCAATCAGGCGCAATTAAAACACCAATCTTTTGTTTGACGAATTCGTAATCAAGCTCAGGCTCAACCGCCAATATTTCTACGGGTAATCCTTCTTCGTTTTTAAAATTAAGTGTCTCAGGTACACGCAGAATAGATGCGTTGTCAGCAGTGCGAGAAGGATCTGCTTTAAACTCATATTCTTCGCACAACACTTTAAGACGTTCAGCAACGGGCTTCCATTGTAGTCGGTTGATTACGGTAGTTAGTCTCCAGTACGCATGAATACCACGACCTGAATTGACGATCGTCGGCAAAGGTAGGTGCACCTTCGCACAGAAGTCCTTGAGGGCCGATAAGCCCTCAGCTTGATCTGCATACGGCTTGCCCAAGCCGCAATCGACGTCAATCCAAAATGCTTTAATTAAATCGCCATTAGGCTGAATACGCCCTTCACTAGGGTCTTTGTATTTAGCACAAGCAAAGTACACATTACACTTTTCTTGTAGCAATTTATCAATTTGTGCTTCTGCATCCACAAGAGTTGCGTGGAATGTTTGCACTGGTGGTTTTGCCCCGTCTTGCCGTAAACCGACGATACAGTAGTGCCCTTCACCCTCTGGTGCTAGCACATGCGTCAGTAAATCAATAGTAGCCATATAACCTCAAAACCGAAAAGAAAAGGGCAGCATGGGATTCGGCAATATCCCGATTCGCTCCGTCGAGCTAGCTGCCCCCGTAGACTTACTTCAAATACTTTTTTATTAATTCAGCTTTGTGTGGGTGGGGCTGTGACTTGCCAATGAACCAAGAATAGATAGTCATGCGAGACACATGAAAACGTCGTGCAATCTTTTCTACCGAGATATCATTAGCAATACACCACCGACCAAGCTGCACCCCGATTAACTCGGAGTCGGCAGCCTGATTGGCTTCCACTAAACGATAGCTGTAGCCTCTAAGTGTCATTCTGAATCGTCAGTAGACCAATTCCCCAAGACTGCCTTTAAATCTTTTTTGGGTGTCGGTTCGGCTTTCTTTTCTTCACGCTTCTTAGGCTCAGCAATTTCTGGCTGTGGCGCTGCCGCTTTTACGGGGGCTTCTAGCTTTTTAACGCCATCCGCTTGAGCTACAGTCATAGTAATTGCACTCTTAGCAGTTTTGGTTTCGCCTTGACGTTTAGCAATTTCCCATTCATGGCGTTGCAAAAATCGAACTGGACGGAAGAATAACTTGCCGACAGTAGAGTCCTCGTCAAAGCGCATTTCAGTAACCAGCATATTTAAGTTGTAGCCTTGTGACCCTACGTAACGACTAAATTGGTCAAATGGCATATGGTCTAAATCGCCTGGTTTTTTAGCATCGTAGAAGATTGACTTAGATTGCAAAGTCATTTGGTATACATCACCTTCTAAATCGCCAGCTAGTACCACTGCTACACGGCGGTTTTTACGGCAAGCCTTAGTAGTGCCTGGGCCTGACCCAGCTACATCTTGTGGGCAGTTCATGCACATAGGGCTTTGTGGTTCAGTAACAGAAGCATCAGGGCGTTCGCCGTCATTAGACCAACAATCAGGTGGGGCTGCTTCAGCTTTTGGATCCCATGCTTTAGCATAGAATGTACGTGATACATGTGGGGAAGCGTTAACCAAAACAACTTCCAGCTTATCATTGGCGCTCTTAGAAATTTCAGCACCATTTACCTTAAGCACAAATTTATTATTGCCAAGCGTAATACGCTTAACTGTACTGCCACCACCCGAAAGGGCTTTAGTGACATCATCGAGTTCGACTTCCTTAAGATAGTCAGGTAATTCTTGGTTAAACAAAGCGACGTTACTCATTTAGATTCTCCTATAGAGGGGTTGGATCTTCTTACCATGATAGTGTAAGAATTTTCTACGTTTAATCCTGGCGGTTTAAAATCAGGATTGTCTTCAAGGAATGTCTTCATGTTGCTTTGATGAATACGCTTCTCCAATAAATCAGGAGCTTCGTGCTCAATCATAAACTTGTGAAAACTTTCCCAGTCATTAGTCCAGTATCTAGACTTGATGATTCTTGATGCAGTACCAAATGGTGTTTTGATATTGCTTGCATTTTCTCGTTTCAAGATATCAATAAGTTCCTGCTCAACCATAGACATCTGCTGCTCTACGCTGGCTTTCTCTTCTTGGTATTTTTTGTACATTTCCTCAAGTGCATCACGCATCTTGATGTAGACACCGACTAATTTGTCGGCGGATAGTTTCTCTTGGACTTCAGTATCCATGTTGGTTTCCTTTACAGTTGTCGGGTCTTTGCCCGTTAATTAATACTACGACTACTACTTGACTTTGTCAACTACTTTCTTTTACTTCTTGTTTGTACAAGTCAATTATTTTTGTGTGTATTTCCAGCTTATTTTGCAGCATATTATAAAGCCTTGTCTCTACGGGACTACCCTTAATATGCACAATGGTCATCTTGTTCTTTTGTCCTTGGCGGTCAATACGTGCATTAGCTTGCAAGTACGTCTCAATGGAAGTTACTGGCGAATACCATATTATGGTATCAGCCGCCGTTAAAGTAACACCATGTGCTGCAGCTTGTGGTTGTATTAACAGCACTTTAGGGTTTGGATTTTCTTGAAAATTCTTGAAAATTTCAGTACGTTTAGTAACGGAAACAGCTCCGTTTATAATGTCGGATGCAATACCTGCCCCTCTCAAATGCGCACTGAGCAGTTCTATTGTATGCGTGAATGGTACAAAGACAAGAACTTTGTGGCTAGCTTCGTTAATAACTTCTTCGATAACTCGTAACCGATTAGAAACGTCAAATTCAACAACGCTACCACTATCAGAGTAAACAGCACCGCCACTAATTTGCAACAATTTAGTGAGGTTAACAGCAGCATTGACAGCGCTGATTTCTTCTCCATCAGCGACCATGAGCATTTCTTTCTTGAGGAGTTTGTAGTATTTCTCCTGTTGCGGAGTAAGGGGGGCGTCCCTGTAAACATGTGTTACCTCCGGTAAGTCTAAACAATCTTCTTTTCTAAATCTTATTGCTGGCTGCAACGCAGCAAAAACTGTTTGGTCAGCATCGGGACGTACCATCCATTTAAACTTACTAATGTTAACCATAGTTTGGTCACGGAAAGCACCAAAGAATCTTGGCACATTTTGGGGTACGGCCAACTTTGCTAAACCAAAAGCATCTGTTGGGCTTTGTGCTGCGGGGGTGCCGGTCATCATCCATAGCCACGTTCTATTTGTAAGAATACGTTGCATAGTTTTCCAGCGTTTGGTTGTTACTGTTTTATAAGCATTAGCTTCATCTATAATGATTAAATCAAAATTTTGTCTTGCAATAGTGTCGGCTACGATTTCAACGCCATCATAATTAATAATTACAAATTGCGCATCGCTTTCAATAACTGCTTCTCGTTTCTTTCTTTCGCCATACGCTACACCAACTTTACGGTGCATCGCAAACTTAAATAAATCTGCTTGCCATGCGGACTGCATAATCGAAAGAGGGCACACAATCAATACTCTACCGACTATACCTTGTTCAATAAGATAATCTGCAGCCCATATAGATGAGGCAGTTTTTCCTGTGCCTTGTTCGTTAAAACAAAATGCCCTTTGATTTAGAGTAAGAAAATTAGCCGTATCTATTTGGTGAGCCATAGGTTTAAATAAACCAGGCCACTCGTAATCTTTTCTGATAGGAGAAGGCACGCTTTTAATTTTTAGTCTAGTTAAGGCCTGTGCTTCTTCTAAACCCCAATGAACGGCAACCTTATGCAAGTCACCATTAGTTTCAATAATCTCGCTTTTTGTAATACATTCAGTTACTAATTGCGGTCTGCGAGTAGTAATTACTATGGCTTTGTTATCGATTATTTCCATTTTTCTTTTTAACGGGTCTTGATTTGTTTATTTTTACAGTGTGATTTGAGTTTCTTATAAACGACCTATTTGCATGCTGAGATTCAATACGCAAATTCTTTTTTGAATTACTTCCGCCTTTAGATAGGGGCTTGATGTGCTCAATATCTTTTCCTTCACGGCTTTCAGCAGTGTGGTCTTTATCTTTAGGGCTATCAGGGTGTGTTTTATCATAAGCGTATCTAGCTCTTGCCCTAGCATTTCGGGCTGGCTGTTCCCCCCGTGCTAGTTGTTGCTGGTATTCCTTCTTGTAAGGGCGGGGTTTGTTCACGTAGGGCATATCTGTCTTCCTCTTTCTTGTAAAAATAGACGCTTCCATCACCTAATACCACGTATTTTGGCATGTTTTCTGGGTCAGTTCCAGTCAATTCTTTAAGGATTTGATCGGTTTTATCGTCAATATCCACCCAACCAGCAAAAGGAATTGGCTCGCTCATTTGACCCTCTTAGCTATTTCACGGTTAATATACCAAACAGCCTTACGTAAATCCTCAACAGCATCAGATTTGAGGTCGGCACGCCATATATACTTCATAGCATTGCCTAAGTTAAATCCCATGTGCTCGGTAATTTGGATACACTCCACCCCTGAAGGGTGGCTTGTGTAGTGTTTTGGGTGGTTTACTGGATCTTGCATGTTAGCTCCTAGGAAGGGCACCAGTAAATCCATAAGTGCCAGTATGAGTAAAGTGTGCCCAAGGAGCCGCATATACTTTAAAGCCAGCTTCCCGTGCAATCTTGCAGAAATGATAGTCTTCAGATAACAAGCGATTAGATTCTTCTTCAATGCTGGTAGCAAAGAACTCTTTAATTATCTTGACTTCACGCACAGTATCAACCGCATGGTACATATCATTGGTATAGCTTGGCACTTTGTCTGCTAGCGCTTCAAACACTTTGCGTTTGATTAACATAAACCCTGTACCACCATTTGCAATCTCAAGCGGCTCGTTAATACTGCCCGAAGTTGTTTGCTGGCCGTGTGGTAGGTTTACAACAAAAGCCCCTGTGTGGTGCTGGAGTTCTTGTGGTGGCACACCTTCCTTAACCGCTTTGGTTACTTCTACCCAATTAATTTCTTTCTTAGGGTACAAGCCACAAATAATATCTACGTCAGCATTAACCATACGAGGAATATCTTGTGGGTTAAATCCAATGTCGGCATCAATAAACATAAGGTGCGTAGCATCAGACTTTAAAAAGTCATAAGCCATACTGTTACGGGCACGGGTAATCAAAGACTCATTCATCATGAACGAGTAATACATCTGCATATTGTTTTGACCCATAACACCGACAGTCTGCATAATTGCTGAAGCATATAGCCCTGTGCACATGCCACCATACATAGGTGTGGCTACAAACAAAGATGCCTTTGCTTTTGGCGGTGTAAATTGAATCGGTGCTGGTGCTGGTTTAGATTTTTTAAAACTCATTTATTTCTCCAAGGTAGTGGTTGTCCATATGCTTTCTTCATTGCTTCGTTACCCTCTCTAAACATTCCAAGTAATCTTTCGGGTGATCTGTAATTAACTGTAGCCTCGCCCGTGCATCCAAAGGAAGGCAGTAGTTTGCTGGCAGCACTATAGAATTGACGATCTGCTCCCCATTGTCCGTAGAAGTTATGTGCCACACGCACCAAATACTCCCGCTTAAAGCAATAGCAGTTAGTATCGACAAAATTAAGTGTATGGTCATAATACGTCGGGTTCCTACCGAGTGACTCGCAATCATCGTCACAAACATATTGTCCTCGTTCATCACATATTCTCCTCAAAGAGTAAGCCCACATCAGGTCTTTTGATTTAATTTTATTAATCATGGTTTCCACATGATTAGGCTCGAACCAATTATCTTCATCCAAGAAAAGAATGTAGTCGGCATTGACAATTAAAGGCAATGCGGCATATACCCTATGCCCATACCAATTATTAGCGCCTACGTTTTCAGGTAGCTGGATTACTTTTCTTAGTTTTGTTTCCCCTGGTTTTGTAGACATACCTTTGCCATCAAGCACAATCAAATGCTCAGTTTCAACGGTCTGCCTTTCCACGCTTAGTAGTGCTTGTTCTAGCGTATCTTTCCCAGTAGTTGGGGTGATTACCATTACACGCATATTTCCCTCACGTTTTCACATGCTTTGCATATACTGCACTTGGAATACTCAGGGGCTTCGTTAAGGGCGATCAGATCCAGCAGGGGTTTGCCCTGCATAATTTCTTCGTAAGTCTGTGTTAGCAGATTACCTAGAATGTGAACGAGATTGTAGTCCATACAGCATAGGACGACATCCCCATTTGGCAGAAGAACATTACGATCATAAAAAGGTGTGCTTGCACAAGTTAAACTAAAGATATTGTGCGGTGTCATGCTAATCACTTGACCTTTAATTTGCTCCACATTGAGGCTATCTGCCCTAGTATGACCCACCCAACCAGCTAATTGCCCCACATATGGGCGAAGAAACTCATGAACCACACCACCTTTATCCATAGTCATAGCTCCGACACCACATGGCACGTTAAGGGTAGCCATTACTCTTAGGGCTTCCATCCACTCAGGGCTATTCTTCCAGCCCTTCATGTTCTTGTTAGCATCAGGCAAGTGCAACATTACTACTTTGACTTGGTTAGGATGAGCTTCTAATACTTTCTTAACACGTTCAGGGTCAGCCATGCCATACAAGGTAGTATAAATAGCAACATCAAATCCCATGTATAGCACTTCTTCTAGCATGCTTGTGCACTCAGGATTAGCCCAAGGCTCTGACATACCTGAGAAATCAATCCGAGTATTTTTAGGCAACTTAACCAGCATCCTAGTCAAATCTACTTGGCTCATGTATTTGGTGCCGTTGCCGTACTCGGTTCTTAAGTTATCTTGTGGGCAAAACGTACACATCAAAGGGCAACCTATCATGGTGGTCAATTCCATAACAGGCCCATCGTTGTGGACTATCCCATACTTTTCTCTCATTTTTCCTGTGCCTTTCTTAGTATTGCTCTAGCAAAACCATAAACAAGGTTGCTTTTGCCAACAAAATAATCGTTAGCAACTGCCCATATTTCCTCATCTGTTAGTGTCTTTGCTGGATTTATACCTTTAGCAAGGCAATCATTGAATCCTTTGTTATAAAAAAGCAACTGTTCATTGTTCATTTCTCTTGTGCCTTTCTTAAATCAAATCTAATTCAGTTATTGACGGAGCAATGTAATGTTCTTTTTTCCATTTAGCACAATATTCTTCCGCATTCTGACGGCTTCTAAATACTGGATGTGGCTTAAACTCATAACCATCTTTACTGGCAAT